AAACAGATATATCTCCAGTGACAACTCCGCCATCTTTCAATAGATATTGTGGGTGATGATCTTCCTCTAATCCTGCTAGGCTAGCGTGATTAGATAGTAGGTCGCTTTCATATTTAAGTTGATATTCTGAGTTTTTAAATACATTTACATAAGGATCACTTATTACATTAAGTACGACTTTTTGCTTTTGAGCCCCTTTGAAAGATAACTGAAATATATAATTACAGTATTTCCTCTTGTTATTAATTAGTCTTAATAATGAATCTATTTTTGAATTTATTATATGATTTCGCTCAATCATGTCCGTTAATATCATTCCCATATTGGCATTGATTACATTGGTCGCTATGACTAATTCGGATGCCAAAGTTGGAACTACAGAAGATAAAGCTGTTGTATAAAAATTAAGTTCCATTGGAGAACTTATATCTTTTCTAAAGGTCAAGGCCTGCTTTAGGTATCTCTTATAAAAGATCTCACAATGATCTGTATAATCTTTTTTTAATACTTCTAAAAAGTTTTCTACTTCTTCATTAACTGCGTCTAATCGAATCGAGAAAAATGCTTGGAATTCAATGGCTTGCTTTTGAGTGACTTTATCCACTTCGGAAGGAGGGAGTTCCCCTGGTTTCGATATGATGATTTCGCTAATGCGTTTCGCGTTGTGTAATGCGACCTTTGCCCATGCATCGAATTGCACGCCAATTTGTTTCTGTGAATCGTCTTCATATTCCTCCCTAAATATACTATCTAACATGTTTTTTATTTCATATCCTTCATTTATAATGAAGCTAGAAAGATTTCTTAAATCTAAGAGATAAGAAAATACAGAGTGTGATGTGATTTTATTGTATTCTTTTATTAATCTTCTGGATACGTTTGATCCAGATCTAAGTGCGTATAAATATTCTTCAAAAGATATATGTATTGGATAATAATCTTCTACAGAAATATATTTACCAGTAGTCTCATCAAATGTTGGACTTCCTCCGGCATATACTTTTTCTTCTTCAATTAAATCTTCAATTTCTACAGAATTAAACTTGCATACTTCTTTCCAAAGCATTCTATGAGTTTCTTCTAGCCTTGGAGATATAGAGTAGTCAATATTTATATTAGACATTAAATCTTCTATTTGACCTATAATATTTAGGTGTTGGAATATTGATTCATTAACTTCCATTCTAACCGATTCTAATGGAACATAATATTCATCTCTAAATGAAGTATCACCTTGGTTTGGAATAATTCCATTAAAAAGTTTTTTAGCTAATCTTTCTGGATTATCATCATAAAAGTAAGAAGAGCTGTCATCTATTCCTTCATATGTTCCAGTGTTTTCGTTAAAGAATTTTGATCCACCAGAATACATATTCTTATCCTGTCCAGGCATTTGGTTTTCAATGTTATTAATTGACATCTAAACTCCTAAAACATTCTTCTTGGTATTCTAGTAGAAGATCTATTCTTAGAAAATCCAGATGGCTTTATTGCAGAAGCTCTACCAGTAATTACCATTTTGGATTCACTTTCATCCTCTGTAACAGTTTTCTTGTTTGGCATAAAGAAAGAATTAGAGAAGGATTCTGTATTAGTGGCGTAAGACACCTTTGACAGTTCACCATAATTTTGTGTTATAGCGAGAAGAGCCAACATCAGTGCATCATGCGCATGATCCATTGCTGATCCTGCAGCTTCGAAAACAGGCCTACCTGTTTGAGTTGTTCTAACTACGACGTATGATATTAGTTGTAGATAAAGTTCTTCATCGTTTTCTGGAAAAAGTATATTTTCTCTTTCTAAAAACTGCCTTAAGTTATCTACCATAAAAGGTTTCATTTCTTTTTTTACAAACATTTTTGTATAAGGATCTCTTATGTCTAATGTTTCAGCAAAAGAAACACCTTTTACTTTTTCTTTTAGACCGCTTCTTGGATCTTCTATTCCCTTTTTGTGTAATAGCTCTACTTGAACTTCTCCAAAGCCTCTGTCTACATATATGTGTCTAGGATTAAAAATCGAATTAAGATCAACTATTCTGTCTACTGCTTTAGTTAAAGTGTATTCAGATCTTATTATTTCTTCTCTGTATATAACTCTTGTTTTATTTCTAAATCTTGCGTCTTCGTAATTTTCTGCACAAGCTTCAACTACAACAATGTTTGTTCCTGCACCATATTTGTCCCAGTCAACACCTATTGTAAAAAAGCTTCTAGCTGATGTTATTTCTGGTTCATAGTTCCATGATGGAGATACAAATGCTCTATCAACATACTTTCTTGGATAAACGCCTTCTGAATCCTCTCCCCAGTCAGCCTCTATTTCATGTCTATATCCAGATTCTGAATATTGTTCCCTAAATTCATCTTCTTGATCTTTAGAAAAGTATGGGTTGCAATAAGATGGGAACCAAAACTCTCTAAACCTATTACTGTTGCACCATTCCCAAAAGCGTTCTCTTCTACCAGTTGGGGTTGATGCTCCCATTAACACTTTATCTGGTTGATCTTCTGCTGTTTTTTGAAGCATTGCATATAGTGCGTCTAGGTCGTCCGCATGCATGTAGTCCATTTCGTCAAGAATAATCAGATGTGCTTCCTGACCACGAGCTACGTCTGATTTTCCACCAGATCTCATACCTGACGTAAAGAATCTAATGGTTGATCCATTAGAGAATTGAATCATAAATTGTGGACTTGTTACTTTTCTCGTAATAGAATTCATGACTATATCATTTTTAGATGCAATTCTAATTATTTCTTGATATATCAATTCTACTTGAGTTTTCATAGGTGCAATAACTAGACACCTGCCATCTTTATGTGTATAGCTATAATGCAAAAGATTAATAGCCATAGTAAATGTTTTACCTAAACGACGACCAGCTCTTAGAACTTTACGAAGAGATGGGTGTCTAAGTATCATTATTTGATATACTCTTGGTTCTGCCCCAAGGAAATTCTTAGCCCATGTAACAGGGTCTTTAGCTATATGAATTTGCCTTTGTTGCTCTGCAGTTACGCCAAGACTTAATAGATCTTTATCTAGCTCAAATGGTTCATCTATTAGAAGGGCTAATTCTTCATTTGTAAAATCTCTACTTAAAACAGGAGTGCCATCATTCCAGTTTAAGTGTTCAAGTTTATTTCTAAAAACCCATTCAATTCTATTTACTTGCTTTAATAATTCTGGGTCTTGATCTTTTAATATATCTAATATGTCTTCCCTTGGAAGCTCAGATATTTTTTGTCTAAATTCTTTAGTTTTATCTATTATCATAATTATCCAAAATGTGCAGCCATCATACCAGCTTCAGATCCTAGCATAGATCTTGCATTTAATCTAGAGTTTTGAATGGCCATTACACCTCTAGCTCTTGAAGTAGCTGCTACTTCTGTATCTTTATAGCCCATTCCAAATGTTGGTTTACTAAAAGATCCTTGTAGAGATTTTTCAGCGTCTCTTGCTAAATTGATACCACTCTTAATTACTTCCCCACCGATTTTACCTAGGTCATAGACTAAGGAAGCAGTAGCTAAAACATTTAAGCCAGGAATTGCAAGGGCTAAACCTCTTGCTCCAAGTGCTGTAGCCCCTGCTTTTGACATTAAGGCTTTTTTCATTCCTGCTTTTCCGATTGTCTTATAAACTCCGTCACCGCCTGCTTTTAGAGCTGCACGTGCAAGAACATCATCTCCAAGAGCTGCACCTAAGTGTGCTACTGCTTTCTCAGCACCCTTTGCTGCATAGGTATCTAAACCTGCAGCGTCGGCATAGCCCAATGCTCCTCTAAAGTATCCAGCTAAATATCTTGTTCCCTTACCACCCATTGAAGAGGCTAGTAAGTTTCCTCTTACTCCAACTTCTCCAATTCCTTTTCCAGTAACCGATCCAGCCATGCTTGATTCTATTAGACCTGGTGTAGAGGAAACAATTGATCCTGGTATTCTGCCACCATAAAGAGTAACATTAGGTTGTGCTATTGCAAAGTTATTCATTCCGGCTAATCTTTGAATAGTTCTATCCACTTTTGAAAGTTTATTAAGAGCTCTTTCACTTCCACCCAAAGCTCTTCTTTCTAAGATATCAGTTTTTCTACCTGCAGTAATTGCAGACAAAAGACCTGGTCCTAATATATTTTCTTCTGGGAGTGCATCTACTGTATCTGCTAATTTACCTAGTGGGCCAAATCTCATTTTTCCAGCACCTCTGACTCCACCAGCAAAAGAGTAAAGACCAGTTTCTGCTTGACTAAATACGCTAAGAGAACTCACTCTTCTTAAAGCTCTGGGCCTCATTGTTGCGTTGTTTACTCTTGCACCTTTATAAAAGGGGTCCCTCATTACTCTGCCAGCGCCAGTTACTCCGTTTGTTGTACCTCTGTATCTACCAAATCTAGTAAAAGCTCTATTGCTTACAGATGGTGTAAGTTGATTCGGTCCTGCTTTAGTAAAAGCTCCATACTTTGCAGCTCTTCTAGACCCTAGGGTTCTTCCACCTATTTGTCTACCAGAGAACATTCTGTCATCCATGAAACCACCACCGGCCATCATGGTTCTAGAACCTCTTCCTGCGTTAAATAAGATTCCCGCAGATATTCCTGGTGCATGTTCCATAGCCCTTAGCGGCAATGGTGGCTGTGCTACCTCTCCTGCATAAACTTCTTGTCCTGTAAACGGATCTAATGGCATTCGTTAGTATCCATTTCTTGAATTATGCATACCTAGGACTATATTTCCAGATGCGTTAAGAGCTGCTGCTGTTGCTGAAGACTGATTACCATATGGTGATCTAGAATAAAAATCCCTATTGGCTGCAACATGTGCCACTGGTCCAGACATAGATGCTCCTAGGCCTAAACCTCCACCTATTGCTGCGCCTGCTACTGACGATAAGATCTTGCCTCTAACTCCACCACCAGCTCTACCAGATAACTTTGCTCCTGCAAATGCTCCACCAGCTACACCTGCTGAAGTCATTCCTATAATGCCACCAGTACTAACAGGTAACGGAGTCATCCTAGCTAAATCAGCTGGATTAGAATATCTCATAGCATTACCTAATAGTCCACCAGTTGCTTCTCCCATTAAGTATCTAGCTGACAAGCTTGAACCAAGAAAAGCTTGGTCTGCATTAGGATCTCCAAATGCTGCCTCTAGCATTGCATCTTTTGGGGCAGAGCCCATTCCTTTTGCTAAACCAATTGTGCCAGCTGTTGCTGCTACTCCGTGCTAATACGCCTCTATTTCCAGCTAGTCTCCCTGTTACTGTGCTTATTTTATTTAAAAACGACATAATTACGCCCCATATAAGTGATTATATTTATTTGGTCCCATTTGAGTATGACCTATTTTATTTCGATCTAGATTACCAACTACACCAGCTGTTACAAGTGGGTCTCTTCTAAATGATGCCATATCAGATTGTGTCAATCTAGGACTTGATCTTCTTTGTCCACCATATTCAATTGGCTGTTGTTCAAGTGTCTCATCATACATTTGGTTTTCTTTATATCTACGATAACCATAGTAACCTATTCCTGCTGCTATTAGACCTAATCCTGCATTTCTAATATTAGTTTTATTTCCTATATAAAAATCTAATATTTTGTTGGCACCTAAACCTAGTCTTGATCTACTTACTCTAGTTCTAGCTTCTGATTCAATTCCATTTTCCATTATAAAAGAAGCTGTTCTATTAAGTGCGCTTACTGCTTCTTCTCCTGAAGATCTTGTAGCGCCGGCTGCAGTCAAGGTATAATCATCTGCAAAAGCGCCAACTCTTACTATGTCACCTTCGCCCATTTGATCTATGAAATCTGCCTGCATCATAGACACTAGTTCGTCGTTAGTTGCATCATAACCCTGTCTTGCTAGATTTCTTAAAGTTCTAGTTGCCATTTCAGTATCGTCGTAAGCAAAGCCTATTCCACCTTTAGCTTCTGCCTCCAGTAACATATCTACGACGCTACCTTTTCCTGCAGAATCTATTGCAGCTGCAGTTGTCACTAATCTCTTATTTTCTTCCATCAATCTTTCCGAACCAGAGAGCGCATCGTGTTTCAACATAATATTATCTACCAATGATTCCATCATGGATCTTTTTTCAGCTTGAGATACATCAGAACCCATTTTCCAGAAAAGATTAATTTTTTCTGTTCCATCTGCGTTTTTAGCAGCACTCAATGAAACTCTACCAGCTTTCATTCCACCTTTTGAAGCCAAAACGTCATCTGCTACTTCATTGAGCATTGTTACTGGAACAAAGATTCTATTCGTTGATCGAATATCTCCACCAATTCCTTCTAGTAATCTTATTTCTTGTTGCCCCTTGAAGTGAGATACTCCATATTCTGGTAATATATCTGCAACATCTGCATATGCCAAGCTTTCTATCTGGCTAGTTAATTTTGCTACTAAAGCATCATCCCCTGCTTCTTGTGCACTTATTAATCTTTGAGTTAATACTCCTCTTCCAGACTTAGCTGTTTCTGCAGTAGACTCTGCCATTACCGTACTGAATACCCTGCTTCTAATATCTAAATTGGAATATGTATTTCCCATGGCTTGAGAAATGCCTGCAAACTGTTGTGCTACTCCAAAGATTTCATCTCCAGATGCAGTAGGAGCTAATCCATAATTATTAAGTCCTACACTAAAACCAGAATTTGATGGAAGTCTACCTCTGGCAATATCCACCATATCTGCAAGACTTGCTTGCTTGCCAAACATTCTATATGTTGCACCTATATTGTCTAGCAGTGATTCTTTAGTTAGATCTACAGCTGCTCCTGGAACTATCGATCCTGCCATTCTTGACATTTCATTAATCTGATGAGCCTGAAGTATATTTACTCCAAGACTACCAATTCTCTCTGCATACTTATTTGCTTTTTGAACTGCTGGATTCCATGGAGTACTTATTGTCTCCATTGGACCAGTTGCGCCTGTAAGAGTTTCTCTTATTATTCTTTCAGCTTCATCTGTAGCGACTCTTGTTACATTGTCGGATGTAGAATAATAATATCCAGTATATTTACCAGTTGCTCCTGGGCTGAATATATCATTATCCAATGTTCCATATTGCAAGTTTCCACCAAGTGGGTCAAGAACACCTTTTTCTAAGGTTAGAGAAACTCTTTGTTTAGCTTTATCATCTCTCATAATAAAGTCAAAAATATCTGTAGATATATCTTCAACGCTAGAAATATTTGTAGTAACAGTCAATGCTGATGATCTAGCTATAGCTTTTTGTGCGGCTACGACTTGATTATTGTATCTTGTTCCCCTTGGGGTTACTTTTAACATTTTTCCAGATCCAGATGGATCATCTTCAATAAGATATTTAGACATATATGTCTGTAGTGCAGAGTCTGTATCTGCTACGTGAGTACCTTTAAATATGTTATCGAATACTTCTTGTGCAAAAGTATCTCCACCTTCAGCATCTTTATACAAAAGATCAATAAGGTTTGTATTTAGAGAGATTGCTTCCATTGATGCATACGGCGCTGATCCACCTGATCTTATTCTTGCTAAAAATTCTGGTGAATATATTAGTTCTCTAAATTTATCTAGTCTAGCAAACTCATCTGCACTCGATGCTGTAGCTAATAACTCATTAACTTGATCTTGTAAATAAACCCTAGAAAACTCTAGGGTATCTACGACTCTTCCTTCTTCAGATACGGCTGCTAATAGTCTAGACACTGCTGACTTAGCTGCAGTATTAGAATCATAACCTTCCATTTGTTTCATTGTACTAGTTAAAGAACCTATGTCAAAAAATATATTATGACCAGCTATAACATTTGATTCTAATAAGTTATCTATAAATTTTACTGATTCATCTAAGAAAGTTGTTGGATCCTTTAAAGGAAGTCCTCCAGATTCTCTTGTTAAAAATTGATTTACCGTTAGACTTGTTGCTGCGTTTCTATTTACGACAGTTAATCCACCTAACTGTTCAGACGCAAAGTTCATGGTTGTTCCATCAACTTGTTTAATGACTCCATTGGTCATTTCAGTTATAGATTGAGACCTTGTCTGTGCCCCTCTAAAGATTCCAGTAGTTTCAACGTCGAATGTCTTAACTACTCTTGCTGTTCCATCTGGATTCGTTCCGCTTAATAAGCTAGATAAATCTTGTCCTGCAACTTGCTTTAATTGTTGGAAGCCCATTAAATTACTTGATCCAAAATTAAAAGCTTCTATTCCAACTTTATCTGGATCTACGTTAAACATTGCCCTATTAAGCAGTACCATCAATGGGTGCATTGCTCCGTCCGTGCACCTCTTGCTGTATCTACTTCATAACGAAATAATCTTCTATATATGTTTGCAGAAGGTAACTCTACATTTGGAAGACCATGCTTTCCCAATAGTGTTGGGAGCATTAGTATTTCATCTCTGAATTTTTGTTCAAGTTGTTTTGCGACGTCTTTTCTTAAAATGCTTAGGTCTATTTTTCCACCAGCTTTAAGAAAATCTATATCTACACCAGCTGCTTTTGTTGGGTCTAGTCCAGTTTCTAGTGCATTTTTGTATAATGATTCAAAATTTTGATATCTAGTGAGAAACTCATCTGAAGTTCCAAAAACTCTTTGGAACTCTGTATCAGAAACTATCTTGCCAGATGCGTACTTACCAAAACCAGGAGCTGCTGCTGGATTAGATATTATCCTTCCTACAGCTGTTACATGTGAGGGTAACGGTTTTCTACTGTTCGGATATACCATTTTCTATTTCTTCTATTTGTGGTTTTTCTTGTGCTTCTATATATTCGTCGACTTCATAAATGCCAAGCTTCTTCTTTAGCATTTTTTCTCTTTCTATTTCTATAGATTGAACTTTATATAAAATATCAGAAATAGCTTGTGCGCTATCTGCTTGCATTTGTCCAACTTTTGCTTTTGCTTCTCTAGTTGCTAAAAGTTGATTTCTTAAATCTTTTCTTCTCTTATGAAGTTTATCTTCTAATTCTACAGCTAAGTGAAGTTCTTTCTTCAAAATTGGTTCACCTGTATTAGAATCTATTCCAATAATATTCTCCTGAATGAAATGCTCTTTGGCTAATAGTTTTGTTTTTCTAAGATATTGAACTTCTTGATCCACCAAGTCTCTCACCATAGAAACTTCCACTAAATTATCTGCTTGAACATCTAATTGATCCATGTACTCTGCTGTAAATTGAGAAACTATAGACATCTCTATAGGACATGGATTTCCCTTTGGTGCTAGATTTTCTTTCATTAAAGGACATGTGTCTGCAAAGATGCACTTAGTAGCCTCGCATGACATTGGTATCGATGAGAACATTGTTGATCTTGTTCTTTGAGGCCTAACAAGGTCTACTACTTTTTGCTTATCTTGCTCTGACCATGATTCGGGCAAAAATAAATCTGGTCTTAGTGATTCAAATTCTTTAAGAAAATTTGTTTTATCATTATATTTTTCTACATTAGACATTAAAATCTATCCATTCACTAGAGTATCTTCCATTTTCTTGAAACTTTTCAAATATTCCGCTTTTACATATGGAACAATATAAATCTCTAAAAAATAGACTTTCTTCAAAATCATAATATTCAGATACGAGCGTCATTCTTGCATCGCATCTGGGGCAGTTCATGATATTTCTTCGAGTAGTTTCATTAAACCTTTTTGAAGCTTTTCTTGAACATCTGCATCTTGTGCTGCCCCAACAAAAAGACTAACATCTCTAACCTCATCTGCTGAGAGATAGGATGTAATCTTGTATCTTGCACCTTTGCATATATCACAGTAATTTTCTTTTTGATCAGAAAAGCATATACACTTTTCTATAACGTCAAAATTTTCAAGACATCTTGCGATATCAAACCATCTATTTTTAAATAGCTTTTTTGTTTGTTCTTTATATGCTCTTAATTTCTGCTGATCATTAGAAAGAAGCGTTCCCATATCTAGAGAATGCTTCATTAAATCGTTAATACTTTTATATAAAAAGTTTGCTAATTGAAAATCACCATTTTGATCTATATAACTTTTCCAGTCACTCATAATACATTATACATCTTTCTAAAAAAATAATTAAGCGTATCTTCCGCTTCCCTTTGCAGTTCTCATTGAAGGAGGACTATATCCACCTCTAGATCCACTTCTATTTCGATACATACCCACACCACCCAAGGCTACGCCTCCTGCTGCATAACGCCTTCCAACTTGGAATTGTCTGGATCTGATAGCTGCATTTCTTACTGTCTCTGCTCTTTGTTGAGCCATTATTGAAGGAATGCCTGAGGTTCTTATTGCGCCTGACGATACACCTTTATCATAAGCAGCACCTGCTCTTGCTAGATACTTTGCAGATTTTCCTTTACCTGCATCAATATATGGTGCAGCTTTTGCTGATGACATTCCTAAAAAATCTAGAACTGTACCAACAGCCTTGCCTCTAACTGCCATAGCCTATCTTCCTAGTATCCGTACATTCCAGTTGGTCTACCTGAGCTCTTAGAAACTCCGGGACCTCTTCTGCTTCTCATTGCGCCAACACCCATAACACCACCAGCTACTGCTGCTGATCTTACCTTCCCTGATCTTGCCAACATCTTAGGATCCATGGTGCTTACGTTTTTTCTTCCTATAGCACCAACTTTACCAAAGAACCCTTTGGCATCTTTGGCTTGAGAAAACATGCCTCTAGCTGCACCTGCAACTGATCTTACTGCCATTTAGACCTCCAAAATAACATTTCATACTACAATAGTAATATTAATCTTCAACTACCTTAAGTTTTCTTGCTGGTTTTGACACTTTTAGATTAAATATATTATCTTTATAAGTAAAAATAAACACTGTACCTTTAGGCATGTGAGACATAACTATTGATTTTGCAATCTTTGTTTCTATCTGCTCTCTTCTAATTTGAGAAAGGCCTCTTGCACCTTTGATCGTATCTATACCATTGTCAATTAAGCCATTGATAACGCTTTCATCGTATTCTATAGAATAACCTTTTTTGATCATCTTTTCAGAAATGATGTCCATTTCTAATTCTGCTATTTTTTCGCAGTCTTGTCTATTCAAATGGTTAAATACAACAATTTTATCGAGTCTATTGATCAACTCTGGTTTAAAGTATTTTCTTATAGCATCGAGTGTATTTTTTTCCACCATTTGTCTTGGAGGTGTAATCGTGGTTGATGTTGAGTAATTAACATTTCTATTAAAGCCTGCACCAGTTCCTATGAGATTGTCTACTGTCTTATCGTTTCCTAAATTCGTAGTCATAACTATTACAGTATCCCTAAAGTCAATTTTGTCACCCTTGCCATCAGTTACAAAACCCTCGTCAAAAATAGACAAGAATGTATTCCATATGTCAGGATGAGCTTTTTCCACTTCGTCGATCAATACTACTGAGTGCGGATGCTTTTTAATTTGATTAACTAGCTGACCACCCTCATCGTGACCCACATACCCTGGAGGAGAACCTATTAATTTTTGGTTTTCATGTTTATGTTGAAACTCTCCACAGTCTATGCGAACCATTGGATAATCTTCAGCAAAAAGGTAGTTGTGTAAGGTTGAAGCAAGATGTGTTTTTCCGACGCCAGAAGAGCCTGCAAAAAGAAATACGCCTAATGGTCGCCCATCGTCATTTAAACCCGCCTGAGAGCGTAGGAGAGCTGCACAGATAGAATCTACTGCCTCATCCTGACCTATAATATTTGATTTCAAATGATGTTCAAGGCCCAGATACTTTTGCTTGGATATTTTTTTAGTATTAGGCTTCTTCTTTTGGTTCTTGTCTGAAGCTGATGCTCTATCCTTTGCTTTTGATATAAGCTTTTGTATCTCACTAAAATTTAAATCATCATCCATGTCTTGATTGCCAGGAGCTGATGCATATGCAATTGCTACCCAGTAATCTATGTCCAATCCAGGATTCAACATTACGCATCCGTGTGTACAATGCTTCTATGCATCTTTCTGCATCAGGTCTTGTCATTAAACTTAGTGCCGATGAGATCTCAGACTTAAGATTGAATATTACATACTGCAGAATCTTTCTTTTTCTGTCTTTCTCATTCTTTGTATTTATTTGAGAAATAAACGATTCTATTTCTTCTGGTTCTAAAACTTTGTATTTAACATACACATTTAGGTCCGGAACATATATTTGATATAACTTCATTCTCATCCGGCTTTCTCTAATCTTACTTTAAAATAAGGATATATACTATATAGAGTAATATTAATATATATTAATATATTAGTATATATTAACATATATGTATATAGTAAAGGGGGTAGGGGGTAGGGGGTCACGTTCAAGCTTACTATATTTCGTCACCCTATGCAAATGGATCTTCCATATTTTTTGGAATATCTTCTATGCTAGGATGTGGTTCGAGACAAGGCCCGAGAGAATGCCCAATATCTTAAAAGATCCACTGGATAGTGAAATCTATTCTTGAGTAAAAATATTGCTCTGTAAAAATCTTCATCTAGTTCTATTTTGCGTTGCATTGTTGCACCTTTCGTGTATACTGTGACCTACCAATTATACCATCAACCAGAAGGAATAAAAAATGCCAAAAGAAATTAAACCATCATATGCCTACCTCAAACAACTGTTTGATCTACGTGACAAGACACGTGAAGCAATGCTGGGTAATGATCCAGAGTCTCAGGCAGAACTCCGTTTTGTAGAAACAAGAATTGTAGACAAGATTAGAGAAGTTCAGGCTGCGCTTGGATATAAGAACCCAAAGGTGATAAACTAATCACATGGAAGATTCAAAAGCATTAGAAGTTGCTATCGCTCAACTAGAGCGACAGTTTGGTGCGGGTTCAGTTATGAAGCTGGGTTCGTCAGAAGTTCAACCCTGGCCAGCAGTACCAACAGGTGCTATGACGCTAGACAATATTTTAGGAATTGGTGGTTTGCCAAGAGGTCGCATTGTCGAAATCTATGGTCCAGAATCATCAGGTAAATCAACAATTGCATTGACTGTTGTAACAGAAGCTCAGAAGATGGGACTCAAGTGTGCATACATTGACGCAGAGCATGCATTGGACCCAGTATACATGCAAGCACTTGGTGTGAATCTTGATGAATTAATTTTCTCCCAGCCAGACTACGGCGAACAAGCTCTAGAAATTGTAGACCGCCTTGTTCGTACGGGCGAACTGGGTGTTATCGTTATTGACTCAGTAGCTGCACTTATTCCTAAGGCTGAGCTTGAAGGCGAGATGGAAGCAGCTCAGATGGGCTTGCAAGCACGTCTTATGGCTAAAGCTATGCGTAAGTTAACTGGTCTTGCCTCTGAGAATAAAACACTATTACTTTTCATCAACCAGCTTCGTAATAAGATTGGCATTATGTTTGGTAATCCTGAGACGACACCTGGTGGTATGGCACTCAAGTACGCATCATCTGTTCGTATCGATTTGCGCAAGAAAGAAGACCTCAAGTCCAAAGACGGAGAAGTCATTGGAGTAAAGGTTAAAGGTAAGATTATTAAGAATAAGATGTCTCCTCCGCTAAAGATAGCTGAGTTCGATATCATGTATGGAAAAGGTATAGATCAATATGGATGTCTTTTTGATGTTGCACTGGATAAGGGAATCCTTAGCCAAAAAGGTGCGTGGGTTCAATACAATGGTGAGTCGTTTGCTCAAGGTCGTGACAATGCGATCGAAAAGCTAAAGACAATGCCAGAGCTTATTGACATGATCAAAAACCATAATGGAAAGAAAAATGACTAAGTTTGTTTCAAACAGTTGTGAAGATTGTTCATATCCTCCCAATCATATAGTCTCTTCACTTCCCTCTAAGGAGGATGGAACTCTAAGATTTTCAGTGAAGTGTAGAGATTGTAATGATTCTTGGGAGGAGGACTTCACAGATGAAAACTCTTAATCGAACCTGCTTTTCGCCGGACAAAATTTTTTAGATTTTTTACCATTTACAAAGTTACTATAGAAGTAATATTTAATATGTAATTGGAGATTATATGTCCTTTCGAGGAAGAACATTTGCCAGTTTATTTACACAGGCAGCTGAAAACGCAACGTCAAGTGTAAGAACGGTAAAAGGTGTTAATCATGCCTCCACTCAAGTTGCTAGAGCTGTCTCTTCTGGTAGAGGGGTTGGAACATCTAGTGGAGTAAGAGCTGTTCTAGAAAAGCCTAAGATGGTCACAGAAATGTTTGACGATATTCCTGGTATCAGAACAGACTTATTCTCAAGAACTAGAGACAGTTGGGATGAGATCTTAGAAGATCTTGACTATGCTCTAGGTCCTCGTGTTATCCATGCCTCCAACCAAGAAGGTTTGTCTACTATTTCTCCCATGAAGGGATCTGCTCACGCAATACAAGGACAATATGGACTTGACGCAGAATCTAGCGTAGCTTTTGCCTATAATCCTGAGAGTATTTTCTATAATGATAATGCTGCCCAATTAGCTGGTAAACTTGCTGCAACAGCTGGAGAGGCTTCTACTAAAACTGGTTCTCCAACAGTTTATATGGCTAAGGCTCCTCTTAGTGGATTAAGTAACCATCCCGATCTTGCAGACAAAGGGTGGTATATGTCTTTTAAACCATTGAGAACTTTAGATTCTGAACCCTTACAACCAGGTAATACTAGAAGAATAGAAGATATGATTAGAAGGGTAACTGGAGAAGCCTCACCTGAAGAGAAGCTAGCTGAACTACAAGCTTATAACGCAGCTCGTGCAGCTGAACGAGCCAATAAACCATCAGTTGCTTAAAGTATATGGACTTTATAAAGAAAATATTAGACCTATTCAATGAAGCTGGTGTAGAGTTTCCTTTTGATCGTTTTGATCTTCCTGAAGATGAGATCAATGAAATGATAGTGACCATTCACACTAAAGAAGATGGAAAAATAGTTTTCAATCTCTTTGATAAAGATGAGTGGGCTATGGTAGAAGATATCTGCCAACTGACAGAACAGATGCCCTCAGAAGTTGTTCCTAGCTTAGACTTGGATAATAATACTCGTACAATAGTCATAGATCCAAAAGATTACGAGTAAATCCGCGGTTAAAAAATTTTAAATATATACATTAATAAAAAGACCCCCAAGGAAAACTCCAAGGGGGTCTTTTGACATATAAGGCTACAGATTAATAATCGTATCCATAGTTTTCTGAATCGTAGTCTTCGTATCTATGATCGTCTTGTATTGTACTACCGTAGTAAGCCTTAGCGTAGCTAGATGCATCCATTTCTGATTCTAACCACTGTAGACAGTCTGGACAACGTAACACGCTAGCTACCTGGTCGTCTTTCACTACAAACTCTGTACCACATTTTGGACAGTCCATAAACATAACTTAAATTCTCCTTGATGAATTTAGCATTAGTAATAATACTTCAGATGGTGTTATCTGGAGTGACGATAACTATACACATAATCTCTAGCATCTGTCTAGTCATATTGGAATATTTCTGGATTATTTGTTTTTTCGCCGGCCATCTTGTATAGACATGTATAGAGCTATATAGATTCTTACACACTGAAAATGTAGGGAAAAATTTTTGAGGCCAAACCTGTATGTAGATATATAGACCTATATAAATTCTTATACCTATGAAATAGGGGGAAAATTTATAAGCGGGTAATAGTGAGTATATGTCATGCTCAAGACCTTTAACGTGCCCACGGGGGTATGGGGTCTATTGAAAATAGAAAGATAAAGAAATGAATAAGTTAAACATAGTAGTAAGTGAAATGTGGAATACATTGTTGATGGGTATTGGTATTGTAATTGATGGTCGTATCATTACAGTAGGTGATAATAGTGCAATGTTGTTTTATGTAAAAGAAGATACTTATGTAGATAAGTATGAATATACAAAGATTCAATTATTAGTTGCATATGGAGAATGTGGTGTTATATGGTATGAACTAGACGCATATAACAATGGTAATAATTGGGAATTGATTAATACAGTAGTAGATACACGATATGTGTATGGAATCCATGTAGGTAATTTAATTAAGTCTATTGATGGTAAGGAATGCATATCATCAAATGGTGACTATGTTGGTTATGGTATTGACCATGCAGAGTTGCTAGAGGCAATTAAGGCTAATAATGATATGGGTAACTATAGCGATTTTCATGTTTCGTGGGATGAATATCTTACGCAAACATGGATCCAAGCAGAGTCATTCTTTGCAGATCCAATCTTTGATATATAAATAATGTAATCAAAGTAAAGAGAAAGGTGTATGTAATGTACACCTTTTTCTTTTATGGGTAGGTCTAAGACCTTTAATTACTGTAGCTGTACATACAGTAGCCTGCGTAGATGAGCGCATCTCATCACTAACCATACTCTAGGAGGAGTCATGGCACAATTCACCATCTTCGCGTTGATCATTCAGATGATCAGCTCGAATCCAAAAGCATACAGCGAAGCTTGTTCAGACGCATTGGTCTGGAATGACCTTCTCTGTGCAGACAACTTGCAGAATGGTATCTACCATCTCTACATGTGTCATCCAGCAATTCTTCGTGAGGTTCCATACCTCGTAGAAGAAGTGACCATTGCTGAGATTAAGAAGGCGTTGAACATGCCTGATAATCATTGGCATTCATACAACCGTGCATCTCTTGAAGAGATTGCTGCTGCTACCCGCATTGATTTGTCGGGTCGCCCAGTAATTAGCTGGAGATAATCAACACAAAGAAGAACCTCAGTCGTACAGGACTGGGGTTTTTCTTTTATGGGTAGGTTAAAGACCTTCTAGTCCTGGTTATTGGGGACTATAAATAAACTGTAAGTCCGATACTTACGTAATAACAGGAACCATGCGAATGATACTTATCATGCTTAATCGTGAGATTAAGAATAACTATGTATTAGGAAATGCACGAGCCTTACGACAACAGTGCATAATAAAGGGGAATTAACATTTCCACAACACATAACACACCATTGTTCCCTTACTCAAAGGGATTCAATCCAGCATACCCAAATCGCAGGTATGAGTCACAGTATCCTGGCGTCCAACAAGCACCATTGGGATTCTGGGGTAATGACTTCGGTGGCAATATGCGTCGTCCTGTACTGACAAATTATACCATTGTTGGTCGTGACACTGGCATCTTGTACCTGCGTTCAAAGACAGGCGATTCCAATGACATCTTTGTAATCAACTTCCATACAGATCCTCATTACTTTGAGTATCATTTTCTTGGCAAGAAGGCAAGTTTTGTAGGAAGCCTTGAATGGGACAACATTGCACAAGGCCATTATTTTACATGGTCTTGCAAGCTTGAGGGTTAATAACTCTTAAAAAAGAATCCCCTGCTACACATCCAGTGTAGTGGGGGTTTTCTTTTTATGGGTAGATCCAAGACTTTGTAGGTCATCTATTCAGAAAGGAGGGTGAACATGTTTGAAGTTCACAGTCCAGACTTTGGCACATACATTCTTTGCGAGCACTGCTACAAAGAAGAAAAAGCCAAGTTTGCAAATGCTGAGTTTCTCAGCGTTGCAAAACTTAAAGAAGCAGATCACCTTAACTGCCATAAGTGCAGTCTTGGTACTCTTCTTTATTAAAGTCTGGTAATTCCGAATAAGATTCGGGGCTAGCACATAGCCTGGCAACAGAAGTGTGCAAAAAGAATTACCCCTGGGGAGAAATCCCTGGGGGTTTTCTTTTTACGGTTAGGTTTACAACCCTACCAGTCCGAGCTATTGAGGACTTTAAATAAACTGTAAGCTGGATGCTTACGTGATAGTAAGAACCATGCGAATGACGCTGGCATGTAAAACAACTTGCATTAGGAAACACATGAGCCTTAACAGTGTGTTAAAAGGAGGTGTCCAAATGGACGCAATCGTAAACTGGTTTCGTGGACTTCCACGGAACATTCAGATCATCATGTTGCTGGCAACATTTATCTTCATCTTGGATGAGATCGTTATTGGTCTTTTCTTTGGTGCATGGGATGTGACCGGCTTCATTATTCGTAATGTCAACTGGGGAGCAGTTCTGCTTGCTCTCTTGGCATTTGGTGGATATGCAGTCTACCGCTGGTTCACCAGTGACGAAGAAGATGAAGAAGAAGAGTACGACAGCTGGGATCTCTACCGCTAGTCATACGCAAGAAGATGTTCCCCTGGGGCTTTGGCTCTGGGGAACTCTTTTTATGGGTAGTAACCAGGTCATAAGACCTAACCCAAACCACGGAGGTAAAACGTGGCTTACAAGAAGAACACCCCGGTGCTGCCGTTCCAGCAGCCCATCCACCCCAGGTTCAAGGAGCAGGACTGCTTCGAGACCCGCCGCCACTGGAGGCACATCCCCAACCACAACGTCAAGCCGAAGACGCACAAGTAGGCAACAAAGAAAGCCCCAGGGTGAGTTCCTGGGGTTTTTCTTTTATGGGTAGGGCTAAGGCCCCTAAAACAAAAGGAGAAACCCATGTCGTCATCAGACAACAACAAGAAAGGTGGTATCATGAAGAAGTTCATTTTCTTCACTTGCCATAACTCATATGTCACCATAACGGTAGACAAAGCTGGGGACATCGTTAAGATGTTCTGGTTCCAACCAGGCACATCGTGTCGTCGTCTCGAGTTGATCAATCCAAAGATCATGCTCGATGGTGCCACATTCGATGGCCCCTTCTTGCCATTCAGTGAAGCACACTGGAACATTGGTGGAAACTTCAGGATTGCTGCTCAAGACATTTTCTGTCTGAGCATTAAGCCAAAGTATATCCCTACATGTAAGGAATGTGGTACATTCCCAGTGTTTGAATGGCGATGCTTGTCACACGATGGTATTCGTGAGTACAGCCAGGGATACAACCCTAAGTGCATTATGTGCGAAGGAATGGAAGAAGAACCACTTCCATTCGTCTCACGCGCATCTGACATCGGTAAAATGATGAAAGATGCACTCGATGCAATCCTCAACTTTACAACAGATGAGGAGGACGGAGGAGACTTCGTCTAGAACAACCAAATAAAGATAGAGCCCCGGTGCAGTACCCCCCGCTGCACTGGGGTTCTTCTTTTATGGGTAGATTTAAGATCCCTATTCTGGGACACCCAACAGAAAGGAGATGCGATGAGCATCTATTGGAAGAGGAGAATAGCAGTTTTGCTTATTCTCATGATGACATTGTTTGTCATTAAGAAGGCAGATAATACTGTCAAGGAATACCTGGATAATGACTGGGCTTGTAAGCATCTGATGGTGATCACTGTTCAGAAGGACATGACTCTATCTGAAATTGTGGAGCAGCAGATTACCAATGGAAACTGTCAGGGATACGAGGGGCTTCTTGCTTATCTCGTTGAAAAGAACAGTGACTACGGTTCGATCATCTATCCAGGTGAAACAATTACCATCGATTCCTACGGAAGCGATAAGTAATAAAGGTCTCATGAAAACTGAGAAAAGAAAGGAGGAGCCATGTTGGCAACATTCATCGTGTTCTACGGACTCATGATTGTCACCATCAAGGTGATGCGGAAGGCGTTCCGCGCAGAACTGGGTTAAATCCCAGAAAAGAGTACCCCAGGGTCAGTTCCTGGGGTTTCTCTTTTATGAGTAGGCCATAGACCCCTACGAGGAAAGGACAATCTCAAATGAGATGTCTATGTTACATATTAATGAAACGGCACACGTGTTTGTGTGCTGTTGTCCGTATTGCTGCTACCGGGACCTCTCGTGATGGGTGTAAGTGATTAGTTATCTTAATCTTTTTTTATGAGTAGATCCCAGACTTTAGAATAAAGTCGTCTACCCAAACAGAGCGGTCTGCATTGGAAAGGGCAGATCATGAACATCAAAGAAGAGAAAGACTTCTTAATCAGTCAGATTGAGGTTTATAAGGCGATATTAAAGTCACCTCACGCTACTGATAAATATAAGGCAGCTATAAGCACAAAGCTTCAATCTTTTGAGGCACGATATGTGTTAATAACAACACCACGCAACTACATGGTTGATTCCACGCCTCACTACAAAGAGGTTTGGATTGACGGGGAATTATTCCTTGAATGCACATCATGTGGTGCAGACGGTCCCGGCAACTGTGGATGCTGGGTAACCGACTAAATAAAAACAAGAAAGAAAACCCTCTATTGGTCGTCCGCTCGGACCAGTAGGGGGTTTTTCTTTTATGGGTAGGACCCAAACTACATAAGGAGCACACGTGTGTTTAAAAGACATTGACAAATTACATAGACAGATGACGAGTAGAACTATTTAACTAGGTCAGTATGATTAGTTACTTTAATCTTTTTTTATGGGTAGATCTCAGGCCTCAGGTCTGGTAAACCCAACCGCCGATGGTCGGCCACCATCAACACTGCATCATGGAGGTGCAAAATGAAGCTCAATCGAGCCTCAGACCATCCCGGGGCAAATCAGCCACCGGGCAACCCAGAGGGTAACAACCCTCGCAACGGAAAGGGGGAAGCGATGAAGATCATCACATTCCTTCGCAGTCAATTCCGTGTCGTAACCAATTCGGTAACGGCTGAGGAAAAGGCTGCATACGACGAGTCCATCAAGACACGTCGTCCACAAACCATCAACGGCAACACCGTGATGGCAGTCCAGACAGGTGAGTGGATCTACTCACTCCTGGAGAACAAGCTCAACACACGGGGCATCAAGTTCCGTTTGGGCATGATCAGCATTCAAGACTTGCAGAACGGCATCAGGCACAACTGGTGGACCGTTGACTCGCTCGTCGACGACTGCACTCATGCATGGGCAAACGCAAGCTATGCCTTCTTCTTGAAGGTTGAGAACATGCGCAGCAATACCAGTGAGATCATTAAGGACTTCGGTCTGGAAGAACTCGGCTTGTTGGCTCTCGACTCAAAGAAGACGAGCAAGCGTTCACAGGAAATCACACGCATCACACAGGTACGTGCATCTGGAAAGATGGAAATGCTTGATTACGAGGTCTTTGACTCTGGTGATCAGCAGGAAATCTTCTTCGATGGACCAATCATGGTGCGTGAAAGCTTCCTGCTCAAGGCAGCATTCCGTATCCGTGATGAGCGTGTTCGCAAGCATCACATTTGGATGATCAAGTCCGGTGAAATCGGACCAATGATCGCTCGTATCCAGATGGATAAGGGTCTCATCAAGGGACTTTTGCGAGCCGTACCGGACGACCAGATCAACAGCGACATTGTGTTCCATAAGAGCGCATTGAAGCCTGAGATCAAGTCTACGGACGGATACTGGCATTTCACTGCCTTCCGTTTGAATGTCCTCGGCAAGAAGCTGTGGGACATGCAGACTGCTGTCAACAACCACAACTGGCTGTACACAGAAGAGCGTTTCTATGAGGATCTTGGGACAATTGTTCCTGAGCTTCAGGCAACGCTTGACAGTGGTGAGCTTCCTTCCTGGATTCTTCATCAGCACGACGAAAAGCATGATGATGATGGCATTCCCGTCATCGAGCATGCAACGGCGTACTGGTCAGATCAGGCACGTAAGTTCTCTCACGTCAGATGGCAGAACAATGGTCTTCCGATTAGCGCATCGGCAAACATCATTCGCATGGCTTTCGGGTCAGTTGTGAATCAGATGACTGCTGCTCGCAAGCGTAAGTCCATGTGGGTTCCGAAGTCACATGCATTTGCTGCACCGTGTATCACTGCTGAGGCATTGACACAAATGGGTGGCTACCAGCATGAGGACTGGATGAACTACTACGTCTGGTACATGCCTAACGTGGGACTCGTTGTTCCTGGTTCACGTTTTGCGGAGACTGTGTCTTTGCACGACGGAATGGACTCGGACGGTGACGTTCTGAGCGTCGAACACATCATGCTGTGGTCTTCTGATGAAGAAGTGACTGAGCGTCGTAAGGAACAGGGTATTGTCCCTGCTTTCATGACGGTGCCAAGCACTCCTGAAGAAGCAATTCATGCAGGTGTAATGATGCGCAGTCCGAACGGTCCGGGTGGATACTCGATCCAGTTGATTGACCACGAGAACATGCCATTCATGCATACTTCGACAAAGCTGCAGGTCATTGACCTTGCTAGCACACCGGAGTCGCTGGATGACTTGCTCTACGAAGTGGGAGCTCAGCCAATCGATGGTTTCCAGACCTACACGAATCAGCCAATGAGCCGTGACAATGCCAAGGAGATGATCAAAGCACAACTTGCCAACCCTGGTGTTGGTTCGTATGCAAATGCGATCATGTTCTGGGCTGCAGCAAACGGTCCGAGCTATCCCGACTTCCTCCTTACGGACAACAACTCAATCGTTGATATCTGTCAGCAAACGGCAGATCTTGACGCATTCGAGATGATTGCTGAAGGCGTGAAGTCCATGTGGGACGAAATGGCAGCATGTGACATGGAGGTTGATGAATTCATCCTTCATACTCGTGTTCCCAAGAAGTTCCGGGAGAATCCGGATGAAACGGCATGGACCATTGTTGATGGATCATGGAGCAGAATGAATCGTCGTTACCTTGCGACGATCAAAGAGCTCAACGACATCATCTCTGAAGGATCTTTCAAGATTCGTCAGCAGAGCTGGTTGGTTGAATCTCTCATCAACAAGATTCCGACACTTTCACCTGAGACTGTTCAGTGGGCTCGTACCTTCCGCATGAAGTATGAGAACATGTTGACCAGCGTCGATGCAAAGTACAACGAATTCGATGGAGACAACATTGACCGCTTCATCAAGATGATGGCAGCTGCAAATCGTTCCGACGAAGTTGCTGTCATTGTTCAGATGATGGTGGATGAAATCATGGAAACCTCCTACCCGGAGAAGTATGCGGTGGCTCTCTACCGTTACATGATCGATCCAAAGTACTCCACTTACAAGTGGGGCGTCTCGGACCGTGTCATCTTCCAAGGCGGAAAGCCTGGTCAAACGACAGTGATGGACCTGTTCATCGAGGGAATCACCTCCCTCTAGACAAACCGCAAAAAGGCGGAAAATGATCCTACGGGATCCTGAGACTGGAGTGCCCCTGGGGAAACCTGGGGGCATTCCTTTTATGAGTAGGTCTATGACCTCACTCTAGGGGCCTGAGCCGAAGCTACAGGAGGAACCATGCAATGATGCAAGCATGAACAGTCGGGAGACTGTAGTACAAAAGCGCATTAGGTAACACGTGGAACCTTAACCATGTGCAACAAAGAAAGGGGCCAGAAATGGCACTCACAATCCTGCAGGCGATCCTCGCGGTCGTCTTGCACAACAACCAGTCCATGGAGGAGGCATTTGCCTTCTTCGCCGTCAACACCCGGGATGGGTTCACCTACCAGAATGGTAGCGTCCACAAGATCGACTGGATCCGTGGCGAGAACACTGCTCCGTACTACCGCATCGACAAGAAGGGTCGCCTCTTCGTCGCTCGCAAGTTCGAGAACATTTCATCTTGGGCAATCGACACCAACAAGGTCAAGAACAACCTGCGTGTCAAGCCTGCAATGATCCAGATGAACGTGCTTCGTGCGTCTGGAAAGCGTGGTGGATACCTCATTCGCCTGCACGTGCAGACTCCGATCTTGGCTCGCACCAAGAAGTTCCAGTTCCACGGCAAGTGGGTTGGATACTGGGCAAGCGAAACCATGTTGCAGAGCGGCATCTGGACCAAGTCAGCCAACGGAAAGTTTGGTAAGGCGACTTTGATCAACGACGTCATCAGCTACGAAACTGTCATGAAGTCCGTGGAGATGCTGAACCATGCCCTGGATAAGGACCGAAACACCAATCTGGTAATCGGTGCCAACAGCATGTTCGGCAAGTCGTACACCGCAGAAGAATGGATGAACAAGTCCGACCTCTTCTGATCCGAAAATCAGACAACAAGGAGATGCCCTGGGGAAACCTGGGGCATTTTCTTTATGGGTAGATTTTAGACCTCAAGTCGACCCAACTGTTAAAGAATGATGCAGTTATTAAATTATCATTCACTAACATGTCTCTAGGAGGAGCCATGACACCAGTAAAGAAGTGCTACGCCTGCAAGGGTGTACACACCAACCACAACGAGCAGATCAATTGCTACCGCATCCACGGTCTGCTCATCGAAGCCAACGAGATGGGTAAGCCCGTCGCAAAGAAGGCTGTCATCACTGACCCTGACCGCATCGTCATCGTGACCTGCGGTTGGGGTAACGCTGCACACAAGTGGGAGACCACTAAGGCAGAAGCCATCGAACACAAGGCGTGCCCAGAGCACCGCTAAAGGTTCACATTTGACATCGGTGGGGGTGAGAGGTCCACTTCCACCACGTCACAACAGAAAGGAGCCAGAAATGGCTTTATACTCAACACACTGCACCAATCCAGGCTGTAAGTGTGGCAATCCACCACTTCCTAAATACCCATCGGGTAACAGAAGTAAAATGTGGGCCTACTGTAATGACTGTTACGCTCGGATCTTTCCAAAAGCAGCAGCCAAGAAAGGCATCACAACCACAACAAAGGTGATCAAGCAGACTACTGACACCAAGATCATGGAGCGTTGCTCACGCTGTTGCGGGGTTTATGACCCTCAGACCGTGTTCAATCCGGACATGTTCTTGTGTTGGTTCTGCTACCAACACTGACAAACAATAAAAAAGAAATTCTTTCCCCTGGGGACTTCTGTCCCTGGGGGTTTTCTTTTATGGGTAATTCCTAAGTCGCTTCAGTGTACTTAGTCTGAGTAGTATTTAAAGTATCTAGTTAGTCTCATATGTCTGATTAGTTATTCTAAATCCCCCTTCGGGGTTTGCGTAGTCTTCAGGCTGCGTCGCTCTTCTAAAGTTTCGTCTGGAGATTTACCTTTCCACAAACTCAAGAAAAATAGGGGCTCACATGCCCACAAGTCTACCACTCGGAAGAGAGAGAAAAATAGGGGCTCATATGCCTCTTCCTCTCACTCCGTGTGGGGAAAAATAGGGGACACTCCCTACGCCGCGACTGGCCTGCCTTCACTGGTGGTAATGCGTACTGTGTCACCAAAAATAGGGGTAATCCCCTGCGCCGATGGACGCCCTCCATCAACCAGAGCATCTACTACAAGGAGTAACCATGCTGCTCGCAACACGAGTTGGTCAACCTACGACCAACACCCACAACCGCAAGGACGGTTCGGGTTCGTTCACCTCAGAGTCCACACCCATCGAGTTCCACGGGTTCGATGTCGATCCAGCCACAGGTTTCATCACCGTCGACTGGGGCATCAAGCACACCCTCTGGACCAGCGATGCTGAAGTCATTGCTACGGCAATCGAGTCAAACTGGAACGCATCCACCTCTGGATTCGTTCTCTGCCTCGACGCAGCTCGCACCAAGATTGGTGACAACGGACTCCACAAGGTTGAGTTCAAGACCCGCAACGGTGAAGACAAGTCCATTCTCCAGCGGTCCATCTGGATCGTCGGAGACGCAACTTGGGACTTCATCGCCCGTCCTGTGTCGAGCGACCGTGGCAACCTCGCTGCTGCCCGTGCTAAGGCTGGCTTGTCCGCCACTGCACCTCGCATCGAGACCACCGTCACCGTGGACACCTCGGTCAAGCCTTTCGGCTGACCACTAACCCATCCATCCCTGAAGGGGTGTCGGGTCCTGCAATATGGACTCGGCACTCCTTCTAAAAAAAATATCCGTAGTTCCTTCGCCATGTAGAACTTAGATATCTTACTACCCAGATCGCTGCATGGCACCTCCCGGCTGACGTGGGAGTGATCAGTTCTTTACCCCTTTCTGACTGGTCACTCTCACTGACGCTGAGTAAAAAAATTTAAAATAGTTTCCATATCGGACACTTAGATTAAAAATAGGGGACAATAAAGGAGATTACCATGGCCCTGTTCAACTTTAGCAATGAAAGTCGTAACACCTATGTTCAAACGAACATGTGCCGGCATTGCAAAGAAATCAATTCAATCATCGTTGACATGGACGCATTCACTCAATGGCGTACAGGAAAGCTCTTTATCCAAGATGCATTTCCCCATTTGTCTGCAGATGATCGTGAAATTATGATATCTGGCACGCATATTGCTTGCTGGAATAAAATGTTCCCAGAAGAATAAGGAGGATCCAATGTGGACATGTAATTGCTGCGGTTCTGACAATGAACCAAAGTATGATTATTGCCCGTACTGTGAAGAATGTGGTTGTACAAAAAACAACCCTCGTTGTGAAGAAGTAAACAAATGACTTCTTGTACAGATTGTAAAAAATATTATTGCTACAACAAAAACTGTAAATACTTTCAAGAAAGACGAAAGAAAGACAGAGATTTAGCATTGACTCGTCCAGACCCTGAATATACTCAATGGGTACTTAGTCAAATTTTTAATTCACTTATTAAACAAATCAAAGAAGGAAAGGAAAAATAACAACATGTCAGAAATAAGAGTTGAAAACGGACTTCGTTTTCTTGCAGCCATTTCACGTGATCACTTACGTGAATTCATTGACCTAGTTCATACACACATGGGACCTGCAGCAGAACCTCAATTGCTTATCCACAGTGATGAAACACCTGTTGAAGGAATCTTCCTTAATCAGTTTCATATGAACAACTTGTCACCACTACAAAATAGAATTTATAATTCTAAACTCGACAGAGGAGAATTGTAAGATGATACTTAACATTTTACTTTTAATCAACTTAGTTGGTCTTGCTTTCATCTACAACATCAACAAGAAAGTTAAATAAAAAATAGGGGAAGTTCAAAAGAACTTATCTATCAATAGGAGAAAAATGAAGTCACTTGTGAAAACATTTCGAATTCTAAACGTTGGATTCATGCTTGGCGTAGCTTTCATGGCCTGGCTGTACAACGATGAAATCGAAGCAGGCAAAAAGACAACTAAAGAAGATTCCAATCCCGGAAAACTTCTTGGTGACAAAGAATATGCAGCATCACTCGATGATCTGTATAACCACTACCTAGCAAAGGAAAAACTCAAAAATGCGTAAGCACATCACTGTAGCTTTCACTACCATCTGCTTCGTCATCGGCATCTACGCCGGCGACAAAGCACGAACACTTTACACCTCAAGGAGTAAATAATGAACACCATTACCCACGTACAAGCCCTCGAGTTGATTGATGTGGCGGCTCAAGAAAACCGCCTCTATCATCACAATGGGGGACAAGCTTACATTCGTGTAAGCATGTCGCTCAATGTCTTGATGATTATCGACCACACAAGAGCTCACCATCCAGAAATCACATTCCACGACGGCACTAAGTATTTCATTGATTGTGTTAACTACAACTTTGAACATTCACACCGTTTGCGTGAGCATGGTTCTCTCGCAGAATGGTTTAAGAATACTTATCCAGAAAAGGCAGCAGTCTAATGGAATGGTACTGGTATATTTCCGGTATTGTAACCACACTCTTCGTGCAGTCTCTACTTTTAAACGTAGGACTTGCACGTGGGTGGGTTAAGATTTTCAATCGCCGGCCTCAACAGCAGAAAGCTACACTTTATAATTGGGAAGATCATTCCGGACCAATTTCTAAAGTATCGTAACAAGCTAATACTCACCTTCTAAAATAGGGGAAAGGAGACTAGTTTGTTCGAATGGCTATTTGACCTAATCGCAGAACTAATCGATTCAATATTTGGAGAATAAAATGACCCAAGTTGCAAGGTCTGTGGGAAAACTCACAGGCAAAACTCTTACTGGACTCAAGAAAGTTAGTAAGAAAACAACAGACATGGCTAAAGAAGCCCCAAAAAAGACCTCTGAAACCGTAACAAAGATCAAAAATGATCTGGTTCAAGGGTTTGTCCAAGAGACAAATACAAAAATAGGGGTCGTAGAAGATGAAATCATCGATACGACTTCTTCAAATCCACAATAACCACTATCCATCCACTATCATACAATAACAAGAATAGGAAAACTCCAATGTCACTCCTGAATAAATTCGGCATCGAAGCCGACAAGTACAAGGTTGAGGTAGATAACCTCGACTCCTTCGCACGTAAGTCTAATACAACGACTCTCGTGCTCGACCAGCGTGTAAAGGTTCCTGGCTCGCTCAACGGAATTGCTATCCCAACTTGGGCTACACTCCGTAACGCAGAATGGCACCGCATCACTGTCCGTGACCACGAAATCAACCGTGCAGGCGAAGGAACTCGCATCAGCCAGGTAGTCGGACTCTCTTTCCGTAATGTAAAGATTGACATCGAAGTTGAAATTGAAGGCCAGCTTATGAGCCTTCAAGACTTCGTTCGCTCCATTGCATCAAGCTTCATCAACGGTGAGACCGACAACGAAGTTCTCGACAAGGTCATCGCAGACTGTGGCTTGAACTTTGACAACATGCCAATGTTCCTCCAGCAAATGGGAGCTAGCACCAACGGATTTGCCCACGCAATCGAACTCTTCAAGAGCGCAGGCGGATACGACGATATGCAGTCTGTCAAGAACAACTCACTGTTCCATACAGCATATGCAATCAACAAGTCAGCTCCTGGCTTGAAGGTCGTTTCATTCGAAATGGGCTCAGCAGACCGTACACAGTCAGCAACTGGACAGGGTTTCGTAGACCTTATCGACGCTGTTGTTGGAAACTTCATGCGTATGTGGGAGCACAAGAGCACAATCACAGCATTGAAGGCTAAGCTTGAACAGCCTGGTCTTTCTCAGGCTCAGACTAAGGACATCAACTCACAGATTGAAGACCACGAAAAGATGGTCAAGAACTATGGTTCGTCCTGGTCAGGTGCTGCCCGTCAAATCGACAAGGCAACAAAGCTCCCAATGGCAAAGTACAACCCAATGAACATCCTCTGTGGTCGTTGGAACGCACTTGTTGGTGAAACAAACACCGAGTTCGATGTATGGTCAACCTCTGAGAAGGCTCCTTCGGGTGACGTCTCCAACTTGGTCAAGACACCTGTCATCGACACCACTCAGAAGCCATTCTGATTTGGAAAAATAGGGGGCTGCGTGACTAACGCGTCTTAAACGACACTGTGGTGTGCCCTATTATTCCACAACCCGCATGGTTAGCGGGGAAAATCCTCTCACTGGTATATTGAGAATGTTCTAACCAAATATACCACCCACGGGTGCCTGGAAGGTAACGAGCTCTACATAAGCCCCCCAGTAGAGACCACATGAATAGGTTCGAATCCTATCACACCCACCGAGTACCTTGGATAAGACAAACGCTGTGCTGCGTTGTGAATGCGAAGCGGGATCATCCGATAAGCAGTCGTGCGGTTAAGATAAGCTTCACATATCTTAACCTACCTGTGAAGCAGGTAGTCCAAGGGAAAGTCTGCGGGCTGCACGTGTCCGAAACACCTAGTCGCGATAGGTGGCTACAACTAATGTTGGTGATAGGAGATATCCTATTATAGAATGCATCGTAGTAAGTGAAGTAGACGTGTCGAGATTGATAGAAGACTCGCTTATAATGTCCATGTCTGGTATAAACATGACGCATGTTCTATCATTATACCTTTTAACTCGGTTGCGAGAGTATAAACAGCGTAATCCTCGGGGTCTGGTACGAGCCCGACATAATCATAGTTGCCTGGCATATGCATCTAAAGCGTCGTACATATATGCCAAAGATCTCTTTTTTGACTAATTCAATATAATACCAGGAGCAATAACTATGAAGTTTCACGGCGAAATCCAATACGAAACCAACAACGGCAATGTTCACTCTGACATCTGCTTCAACTGCAACCCTGATGCTGAAACCAAAGAATACTCAGTGGAACACCGTAAGTTTCTTCACGCCTGCTTGGACGAATGGTTGAACCAGTCCAACGGCACAGGTGCCTTCTGGGTTGGTGACCCTGAATACTTCGCTTCATGGGAGAATGACTACTAATGAGAGAAAACTTAACTCCATGCCTTATATGTGAAAAGGCTGTTGTCTATCTCTGGCGTGAAGACATCATTGAAGGTGAACCTCCTACCAATCTCGATGGTGCTTCATACTTAAGAATCATTGCTAGCTATGGATCTATCTTTGACTGCAATGAATACCAAGCCATCATCTGTGACGATTGTCTCGAACAAGCTGTTCAACGCCGGCGAGTCAACTTCATAAAAGAACATTCACCCTTTGGAGACTGATCTTGTATTCCCTATCTATGGTTATCATACTGTAGATAGGGATACAAAAAATTTTTTATTAGGCTTACGATCACCGAAAAATTTCGAGTGTTTTGGCCGTATTAAAATTAAATATTTATATTTTTATTTTAGGCCTCAGAACACCGAAATTTAGGTGATCTGCCGGCATAATCAATGAATCATGATTTGATCGCCGGCACAACTATAAAATTTTATACTTTTTTGTATCTGGAGTTGATTTCGAGTTCCGACATCTGTTATACTTTCCTTGTCGGATATAGGAATCTATATAAAGGAGATAACAGATGCCCAAGCAGCATCAATCCAAAGCTATAAAAAGTGTATTCGCAGAATTGCGGAGACTAGGTTTTGTAGTTGAACAACGTAAATCAGGAAGCTATCGGATAGTCCCTCCTTCAACTATAGCAGGTCCTATTTACACGACTCACGGCACGGAATCAGCCCTTCATCCAATACGCCGTGATTTCAAAAAATACTATAACATAGAACTTCATATATAGATCTTGTATCCTGTAGGAGCATCCAGAACTCACTTTGGTGGTGTGTGAGTTACTAGGGTGCTCCTACCTTTATGTATGGATACTTTCGCCGGCACCACCAATTAGAATCTTTATTCTTAATTCGCCGGCATCAAACAATCTCTATATATACAAATCCCTATATAGAACTAACACACAGAATAGATAGGAATAATACAGACTAACTATAACAAATGCTATATACATAACAATAAACAAATACCAACTGTGTACTCCACAGTAGTATAATTGTTGTTAAAAATAAAAATAGGGGACCTCTCAGGTGGGGACCCATTATAAACACAGTATAGACGTAGTATAGACCTAATATATAATCCTCATAAACTGTATACAACCCTACCTATATCTCTAAACAAATAGCACTAATATGCCAAACACTTCTTGGAACAAAAGTGGGGCAAAGTGGGGAACAATGGGGTATCCCCCCATCCCACGATATCTATCTCCTCTAACTCTATATTAACCTATGATATAATCTATGTATATATTCTAATAACTTCAAAGTTTTTGCCGGCGATTTCCCAAAATCACGAAAAAACTATAAAAAAAATTTCAATCCGAATTGCCCTGGTAGCTCAGTGGATAGAGCAACGGACTTCTAATCCGCAGGTCGTAGGTTCAAGTCCTACTCAGGGCGCAAATAAACAATCCTCACAATAACCCAAAAACATGACATTCAAGGAGACATCACCATGACAATCCCTAAAGACTATACAGACTGTTATCTCGCTCTCTACAAGATCAATGAAGATGGCACTATTGATTCTACCTATATTAAGCCTATCGTGCGGGCGACCAGAACTTCTGGTGAACAGCTAGACTTCTACGGTGTTCGAGCCAGCAAGTACGGAATCAAGGTTCCTACAGGCTCTCAAGAGTGGGGCATCTTTCACTATGACGGTTCTGAATTTAAGCTATTGGTTTCCGGCCAGATTCCTGAGCCATCAACCAAGCGTATTCATGAACTGTCAGATGGTCGAATCATCTATGTTCGACGTGCAAAGAGCAACCTGTCCATCTCCATGTCTATGTACCCAAAGAGCTTTAAGTCCATAACAATTTAAAAACTCGCAAATTTCATACTATCTTATAAACCAATATAACTATTACCCCAGAAGGAAGTATAATGATTCTTTCATTTACTCTCAACAATATTGCTTTCCAGGCACAAGGTGATATCTTTGATATTGCAGAACTGGTAGCTGCCCTTGACAAAAAGGCTGCAAACGTCAAGATTTTGGCTGAGAAGACCAAGTCTTCTGAGACCAAATTCGACAAGCCAGTTTCTGCCAACCTTAGCCAAGAGCAACGTGACTATATCTCAGCTCTGTTTCCTTACCCAATCAGCAATAGAACCAACACAGGTAAGCCTGCTTACATGATGGCTCTTATGCTTGATGGTAAGCCACACACAGTAGCTGAACTCTGCAAGCTTGGCAATTGCACCCAGTCCACTATCAGAACAGTAATCACACGCCTTCAGGCAAGTGGTTCAACTGTCGAAGTGAACAGCAATCGCCTAGCCAAGAACACCATTGTTCAAGTCACAAGCATCACTTCACAAAAGCTTGCTCCAGCAAAGCGTAAGAATCCTGTGAAAGTTAACCCTTCACAAGGGTTTCAGAACCTCTCAATTTGAGACACGGTCTGATGTATCCCGGGTGCTGATTTACCTCCTTAATCAGCATGATCTTTTAACCAAATCTGTACCCACACATTCCTAAAGATCCGCTTGTCTAACAGCAACAAGCGTCCGGGGTAACATCGGTTCTTTTTTAAAAAGGCACCAGAAACTTTCAATGAAAACAACTAACGTATATGCGAATGATTCAGATAAGAATCTCGATAATAATACTCCTCCAATGGACCAAGGAATTCTTGAAGTCCTGTCAGTCCATAATTCCCTCTGGGATAAGGAGGAAAAATTAAATTATCGTGGCAAAACTTACGACATATATAATCCATCTCATGGAGGATATTCATCCGTAATCTTGCCTAATGAGAATGGCTATAACTTCCTGTGGATTACCCAAAATTTAAATAAATCCACCTATGGATCCATGGCCATTCTTCAAGCAAGAACTCAAGGAGACGACAAGAGAAATACTTGGATAGTCGACAACAACAATGGTACCTTCAAGTACGTCGGTATAATTGCTACATGTAATTATTTCGACGGCAAGAAAACTCAGCTCATCGAAAGATACACTGAGCATGGCACCATTGTGGTATACTCAAGTGATCCTATGATCGTCTCTGAACGATCTAGATACTAATTCAAAAATGTTGACATTGCCAAATTATATACCTTTGGCATGTCTTGTACATATATAATATATGATTTGTAATCGATATATTTGATATGTTAACAAAACTACTATAAAATACCATTTTTTACATCAATACTTATACAACTTTATATATCTTTTTTACACTCAAAAAGGAAATAAAATGCCTAAGCCAAGCAAAACTCCAGCTATTGAAGCCTTCGTAAACGCTAACGTTGGTAAGACATTTACTACTAAGGAAATGTGCGAACAGATAGGTTGTTCACTACCTACTCTGTTGAGCTATCTTAAGAACAACGTCATGAAGTTTACAATGGTTTCATACGGATCCTACCTCATCAACTCAGATGTAACATCTACCACAACACTCAATTCAGCTGATTCCATCACTGATGAAGAGTGGGAAAATAATTAATTTTAATTAATTATCTGGTACTATATTCTCTATCGTTTTAAAAATAAACGATAGCGCAGAGAGTTTATTCAAAGGCACTAGCCTATTGAGTAGACAATTCTAAATTAACTAATCTATGCGGGAGGTGTGCTAAATGCGTAAGAAAAATTCTGAGCAACCAAGCACCTATTCAAATGAGATCTACCTTAAGGTTCTCATTTTAATAGCCAACCGACTCGAAGATATTTCGAAAGAAATTAAATTACTTCGTGAGCAGAATGCTATAGATTCCGTCAAGGAGAACTACTCTGAGTAAACACTTGTTACATCACCTACAACATGATACAATATCAACCATGCCCGAACAGCTCGGGCAGGGGGTCCAATCCCCTACGTAACAGAGAAATACTGTGAAGTCGGAGAGGCAACCTACTGCCATACTGTGACGGGCATATCGTATTTGTCCGCACATCTTCGGTTTCGCAACCTGCGCGTTTGCTAATGAGACGTAAGTCTCAAACCCACACGAAAGGAGCGATACCATGCGCAACATACGAATACTATTATTATCATTAATAACGGTCATATCAGGTCTCATCGAGACCTCAGTAGCTTCAGCTGCTACTGTCACAGGAGGTGTCTCGGAAACACAATCCGAGCCCCGAAGTACCAACCTGCCCAGTAATCCAACTAGATGGAAAACAGTCACATTTAAAATGGGACCATCCATCAAGTACTGGAAAAAAGTTGCACAATGTGAGACTGGTCAAGACTGGCAAGACGGTGGCAATTGGGGTGGCGGTCTAGGAATAGCCACATCCACATGGAAGGCTTATGGAGGCAAACAATTTGCTTCTCATCCTTCTAAAGCCACTGTGCTACAACAAATAGTTGTAGCTAACCGTATTGCTATCTTTGGTTGGCAAACCAATGAATTCATAACATTAGACGATAGACTTAATGGTAAGACATTCTTTAGACCAGCCGTTGGCTTCTACGGATGGGGATGTATTAAAAATAATAAATACCTCCATCCAACAAATGATAGTATATATACAGCTAAATTACCTGTAGGCAAAGAATTCTATTGTCCTCAGTATGAAGATGTATTCAAGAAATATGCTCTTCCAGCAAAAGTCTTTTCCTACATTGCTTGGCGTGAATCCAGATGTAATCCTGGAGCCGTCAATGCAACTTGGGAAAATGGACAAATTGTCTGGACCTTAAATAGGAACGGAACATATGACTCAGGTCTACTTCAAATTAACTCTTCATGGTTTAAAACATTAAGAGAACAATTTGGGTATGAACCTAATGATTTATTTAATCCAGCAGTCAATGCTCTATTTGCTAGCTGGATCTTACATTTTTCTAGTGGAAGATTGTCCAACTGGAACGTCAAAGCTAAAATGTAAATAATTCATAATAATTCAAAACTTAAAAATAGGGGTCTCATTTACTTATGGGATCCCTATTTCTAATTCAAGATTCGTTTTTTATCTAATTCAAAAAAACGAACTTAATATGTATTCAATACAAATATAAGGAACACACTAAATGCTGTTAACAATGATGCTAATTTTGGCCGTCACTTCATCAGTTCTCGAATTGATGATAGCTGCCAAAGTTCCAGCTTGGCGTAGACTATCTGCCAAAAGTCCACTGTTCAACTTGTTGAACTCTTTGTTCATCTCATTTCTTATGGGTGTTGCTTTTGGAGCAGGCGGTCTTATCGCCATGGGTGCAGGTGTTATATCAACTGTAATATCTGTACCCGGTTATAAGTTCCTTTACTGGAATTATGACAGCGAACAAGCATTGGCCCATGGTGGTAATATGATGAGACACATTAAAAACAAGTGGTCTCAAGCACTTAAGGATCTAGCCAAAGTTATCTACTCTATTATTAGAGTAATTACATTCCCCGTTTGGGGAACTCGGCTTGCTGTACAAAAGTATAATAACTTGAAGCTACGTCTTTCTCGCTCTTAAAATATAATTCAATAAACATTCCATAAGGAGGAATAATGACATCATCATACTCACCTGTGGTCCGGTTGCATTCTATGCACAATGGACCACTCCGTTCAATGAACGATTATCAATATGGATTCTACGACTGTGGAATCCTTCGGACTGCTTTGCAGTACGTTGATGGCTCTAGTTTCCGTATGGCAACTTTGCCAATTCCAACAACTCCATATGAAGCTCAACTAGCTGAAGCAATCATTCGTCATCCTGACATCTGCTATGCTGTGGTAGATAAGAATAAGATTGCCCTTGTTATCGTAGAAGACAACCCTGGTTGGCTTGATATCTTCACAAAGATGGGCTATGAAGTGTTCTCTGGTGAGAAGACTGGCAAGCGTCTCAAGACCTTCCATCGAGCCGCACTTCTTAACGCACACTTTGAGAAGGACGAAATTAACATTAAAGTTGTTGATCCTCGTGCATACACCCGTCATGACTTCACTAATTCTAATGATGAAGATTACATCATTGAATCTCTTTGTACCGAAGAAGTAACAGACAGACTTCTTGATGGCGGTCTTGTTATTTCTCATCGTCTTATTCAGAAGGCTGTTAATAACATTCCTGTTTATCAGCCACAAAATACTGACGACAACAAAGAATACTATTACGACTGGCGTATCCGCAATAAGATGATTGATAATCTTCTTAATCAGCGAGTATACAACGTTCGCATTATCTACAAAGACGGTTTCATCAAGGGCAATGCAATTGTCCGATATGATCTTCCTGAAGGTGTGGACGTTATCACCGCTCCACAAAATATCAAGAATGAAATTAAATATCACAATGGATACCAATTCTTAGCAGAACCACAATCTTCTCACGAACGAGTAATTACTGACGATCAGACTGTCATCAATCTTCCTAAACTCTTCCGTAAAGCAGACATGACTATGTGGCTTGAAGAAGAATACAAGAAGATGTTTGATGCAGCTACTAACTCTCAGCTTCTTAATAACTGGAAGGAACTCTACAAACGTGAGTTCCGTAACATTCACAGTTCAGAAGATGAAGAAGCAAACTCTCGCATGAGCTATGTTGGCTACCGTTGGGTTGCATCTGGAATGAAAATTACAGATTCACCTTGGCTGTTTGAAACTCTTGCAGTTTCTCACGCCAAACCCTTTAGACCCAACAAAAATCGTTCAGGTCGTATTCCCATTCCATGTTCAGTCTATGAGCAGGTGATTCCTGAATCTCTTGCTCGTATGGCAGGATACGATATCGAAGTAGAGAATGACACCATTCAAAGAATCGATGAACTTGGAGTTCATGTCGTTAACGACATTGATTGGCTAGAAATGTACGCCAGCCATGGCGGACATGACGAAGACGATTACTTCAAGTGCTTCTATCGTGAGATGGAAGGCGGATTCTGGGACGGAGAAAAGGTTGTCATTGTCGTTCGTTCACCAAATGGTTATGGCGAATATACAATCTTCAAGTATGTAGAAGGTCAATGGGCACCAAAGTGGCACAAAGCTGATGGCACAGAAGTAACATTCCCGAAGGTGAATGGACGTAACTGGCCTAAGCGACTTAGCCACGCTGTCAACATAGGCGATGTTAAGTATGGAAAGTTTCCATCAGAACTTCGTCCTAAAACTAAAATGACCGGACTATATACTGCAGACAATGTTATCCACGACATGCGCATTGCTATGTCTGGTGGTAACGTTGGCGGATATGTAAACGCAGTCATGGCTCACTCTCTTGTACTTCATCGTCATCGTTCTTATCAGCTCTGCTCTCTTGAGAAGGCTATCGATAAGTGCATCAACCCTGATGACATGGATGACGTTCGAGCTATCGACCAAGAAGCTGAAAATATTGTCAGAGAAATTATTGATTCCAAGAAACCAATTGATATTGAATTCTGGGAACGTCGTGGATTTTCTCGTTATCTAAAGAAGGATGACGAGATTACATTCCACGAAGGAAAGATTTCTCAACTCAATAAACTTTCAGGTACATTCTTCATGGATTATTCAAAGAAGGTGAGAGACTGGGCTCAGGAAAATGCTAGACCTGATGAGATCATTACTCAACTAGGTCAACGCATGTACTTCCGTGCACTACCAATTCTCAAATCCTTTAGAAGTAATATTTACAGAGTCAACTCTTCTGAAGCAACTTCTGCTTCTGGAAGTATTGTTCGTCAGTCTTGGGAATCAATGTATGATTCTATTGTTCAAGCAATTGAATCTCACGAACGCATTGAAGATCAACACGATTTCGTGCTTGGTCTTTATGCTGTTTCATTGAACGTCCCAACTAGTGACGGTAAATTTACTGATCAGATTGTACTCAACAGATTCGTTTATCCTTATTTGGAAGCAGCTTTGCATTTCTATGGGATTACTCGTAATCCTGTTTGCACAGCTACTCCAGATGGAGATGTAAAAATCTCGTATCTTAAGATGGTCGAATGGCATTACCAAGATGCTTACGGCAATCTTAATAAGTATACAGATCCTCTTGAATTCCAGAAAGCCCACGCTCAGGATTCACCTGTTCAGTTTACATCTGTAACCAAACAATCATCCAATCCTAGAACTACATCAATGTACTAGGATAAATCCTCAAGGCCGGTTTAGTCATATACCGGAAAAGAACCAGCGCCAGCCTGGCTTCAGAAATATGACAGCTGGCACTCTATACTACTTTAAAAGGAGATATTTATGTGTTGATAAATTTATAATTTAACATGAAAGGTAAGTTATGAATTTTCTACATGAATTCAACCAACCCAACTGTGGTCTTCACACTTGTACAAAGTGTTCCACAACTCCCATCAATGAACATTATCGAGAAGAGCTCAACGAGGATTACTTGACACAGTCATTTCCTACTCTCATTACTCCTCAGAATGCTCTTCAATCTATCAAGTTTGCACTTGAAGATGTCATGGAATCTATGAACTGTACTCAAACAGCTCATGTTCATGACGATGGAAGTATTACTGTTGTCGACGGACCCAATGTTAGAGGTGCTCTTTACCACCTCTTTAATTCTATTAAAAACACTTTAACTAAAGCTGGCATTAACCTTTGGGAATACAGTGATGCACTTTTCCTAGAAAATGCCAACATTGATCCTGATTCAATTTCCTTTGAAGACTTTCTTGATCGCTTTCTTGAAAGCAACAAACCTGACGAAGAATAGTTCTTCATCATAAATAAAACAATTTAATTTTATTCTTTTAGGAGAACCTATGAATACTATGCAACTATCCTTTGATGAATATAATTCTATAAACACATTTGAAGAATTTAAAAATTCACAATTCGCTAAAAACATTATTGATGCTTACCAAGATTTGGCTAGACAAATTCTTGACACTTCCTCTAAAGCTAAGAAATCATACTCTTATAAATTTGGAAAGCTTGCTGGAAAAACTTATAACTTCATTACAAGAAAAGAAACAAAAACTTCTTTCCTAATATCTGCTTGGGCAGTAGAAACAGTTGTTGTTGCTATTTCAATTAATCTAATGATTCTTACTGGCTCAATAATCTCAGCTATGCTGCTTGCAGCATTTCATCTGTACACTACCTATGCTTTGTTTACAATCATAGCTAATCAGAAATAACGATATTATGATTATTAAACTAGATGAACTTGAACATTATTGTTCTTCACCCGAAGAACAACTTAGAAATATACAACTTGCATTTGAACAAATTGTATCTTTGACTCCAGAAGATCCTACTTATAGACCAAGACTTGCTCTATTTGACTCTTCCAAAGAACTTCAAATTGCTATATCAGCTAAATCATACAAGGGCTTAACTGAATACAAATCTGCTATTGCAGAAATGCTATATGCATTCTCTGCATTTCAAGCTCATGCTTGTATTCTTGTCCTTGACAGCCATGTAAAAGATAATGATAAAGTTATTGGCGAATGCCTTAATCTTTATTTCATTTCATCTGAACAATGTCACATTGTCCAGTTGATGTACTCTATAAATAACACTGATGTTATTTGGCTAGATTCTGATCATCGCTTTTCTCAAATCGATCTTAAAGATCATTCTTCAGTTTCAAATGAAATGGTAGAAATGCTGTTTGTCTTCACTCACCTTGATGACTCCCCATTCAAATCAGCAGAGCTTCTATCATTTTATTCTCATGAAGGATATCAGTTCAGATCATTCAAAGAACTTGGAATCTCTTATGTTGATTTCATTTCAACCTCCCCCTAATGATATACTATGAGTGATAAACTAAATAAAACAAAAATTAATTTTAAACCTGTTTTCTCAGATGTTTCTCTTAAAAAGAAATACTGTGAAATATCAGGACAGATTCTTACTGTTCAAGAAGAATGTGAAAACATTACCGATGAACAAATCCAAGATATGATGATTCAATCTTCATATTACGGATACACTGAATCTTACGCTTAAATTTCTTAAGTTTATAAAATAAATTTTCTATCATTAATTCAACAGTATAAGGAGTAAACATGTCTTTTTCTTTACGTTCATATCAACAAGAAGCTTTGTCTTCTGTTGTTGATAACTTAAATAAAGGCATCAACAAGCAACTTGTTGTACTTCCTACTGGTGCTGGTAAAACAGTAATATTCAGTAACCTTCCTAACTACGTAGACTCTCCTCTTCCTATGCTAGTTCTAGCACATAGAGGAGAACTATTAACTCAAGCTAGGGAAAAGATTCTTTGGTCTAATCCACAACTTGATGTTCAAATAGAAAAAGCAGAACAACACGCAGACCTATGCGATGTTGTTGTAGCTTCAGTTCCTACATTAGGAAGAATTGAATCAGAACGAATCCTTAAATATCCAAAAGATTATTTTAAAACAATAGTTATAGATGAGGCCCATCATGCTGCTGCTGCTTCTTATAGAAGAATTATTGATTACTTTAGTCCTGCTCTTCTTTTGGGGGTTACTGCTACTCCACAAAGATCAGACTCGGTAAGACTTACCGATGTCTTTCAAGAGATAGTATACTATAAAACAATTCAGGACCTTATTAAAGAAGGTTATCTATGCCGACTTGTTGGCTATAGAGTTAAAACAGATACAGATATCTCAGAAGTGGAGACTAATAATGGTGACTATGTTGCTTCGCAATTGGAAGAAGCTATCAATACTCCTGCTCGTAACGCCTCTGTCGTTGCTGCTTATTTACAAATTGCTTCCGAAAAGAAAGCAATCGTATTCGCCTCAGGTGTACAGCACGCAAACGACTTGGCCCTATCCTTTCAACAGAAGGTAACTACTGAAGTACTACTAGGAACTACATCTGAAGATGATCGTTTTGCGATACTTCAAAGATTTAAATCTGGTCAGACTAAAGTACTTGTTAACGTAGGTGTTCTCACCGAAGGCTTTGACGAGCCTTCTGTAGAAGCTATCATATTAGCTAGACCAACTAGATCATCTCTGCTTTATACGCAGATTGTTGGTCGAGGTACTAGATTATTCGAAGGAAAAGAACATTGTATAATTATCGATATTGCAGACACAACAAAAGGCAAGAAACCATTAGGTCTTCCTACTCTTCTTGGCCTTCCTGCAGATTTCGATTTACAAGGTAAGGACCTTATTGATACAGCTGAAGAATATAAGAAGCTAGAACAATTCTGCCCTGGCGAAGCTGTTCGTGTTCTCAATCCAGAAGACATAGAATTAGCATACAAACGTATCGATCTATTTATGCCTCCTCCACCAAATGAAATTGTTCTACAATATTCAGCATTTGTGTGGGCAGAAGTAGGAGAAAATGATTTCCATCTCGGCATTAACAATGGAGAATCTCTCCGTATTTATGTTGATGCTCTAGGTAGATGGACTGTCGAACTAACTCAAGCTAACTCTTCATCTACACGTACCACAATACTTGGTCACGTAGATGATATGCGTGAAGCTTTTGTAAGGTCAGATCGATGGGTTATGAACAATCGTTCTTCATCAATGACTCTTATTGACAGCAATGCTGCCTGGAGATCTGATGGACCCACTGATGCTCAGAAAAAACTTTTAAAGAGAATTGGCGTTCCAGTTACTTCTGATATGACAAAGGGTACCGCTTCTCAGATTATATCTAAATATTATGAAACCAATCCTCGTCCTAAATGGTTAGAGAATAAGATTCAAAATAAGCGTAGCAATTGGTAATCTAATGTATAATGATTCAATGAATGCTTCATATTATACTAGGTCAGTTAATGAACCTTATCTAGACTATGACTTCATAGATGCTCCTGTATCTAAGAATGAAATATCATTTCTTTCTGCAGCTGCTAAAATTGCTGCTACTTCTCCCAATCGATTTAGAATGGGAGCTATGGTGGTCAAATCTGGAAGAGTCTTGGGTGGTGCTGTTAACCTAACTAAAAAATCACCCAGTACTCCTCCTAATAGATTTTCCACTCATGCAGAAATCTCAGCTATGCGTCTTGCATCCGATACTACAGGATCTACTTTATATATAGCTAGACTAGATAAATATGAAAACACTGTGCTTGCAAAACCTTGCGCATGGTGTATTCAAAAGATATTACAAGCTAATGTTTATAGAGTTGTCTTTACAACCAATGAAGCTCCTATGAGCTTCTATACCGATATGGTTACTTGGGTTGACAATGTTTAAACAAATAGATAAATATTCTATATCTCACCCACTTATTACTCCAGAATTTTTTATTCCAGAACTTACTTCTACTCATAAAGTAAAGTCACTTGCTATCTATGACAATAAATCTTTGTCTCCAGATATACTTTATGATAAGCCTATTAATGCTATTGATTACGTTATAGGTTCAAATAATTTTTTTAATGCTCTTATACTTCATCCTAATTATCATATGTACATTAATGATTATCCTTCTGTATCTAACTTACCAGCTAACTTATTGGCCACACAGTTATACAGAATGTCATTATTAAGTAGCTTAGGAATTACAAGTTATCGTATAATATACGGACCTGTTATTTTGTTCGGTTCTGTTTCTGCTTATACTAAGCAAAACGATGGTGAAGATTACTCTGTACCATATGAACTTATAGAACAAGTAATTAGATTATATAAGGTTTTTAATGAACATTAATATTCCACAACCTCTTACTTGTAAAGACTGTGGAATTAAATCTTTGCAAGTAAGTAAAAACAAATTATATAAAGTCAATTTATGTGTCCCTTGTTTTGTCCAAAGACAAATTCAAAATAAAGGGTAAGGCAAAAAACTTTTATTGAAAGGACAAATTATGTCTATCAACATTATTGTTGGTTCTGACGAAGAAGACATTTCCAAAATTAAAACAACTATTAATATTTTAAACTTTATTAACAAGATCATTACAGACGACAATGTCGTTATTGCTCTTCATAAGTTTGATATTGATAAGGGTACTGTCGATGAATTAATTGATTGGTATTCTAGTATGGATCACATTCTTACCAATCCATCATTTGCAGTAGAGACTGTATAATCATCTGCCCGAGTGGCGGAATGGCAGACGCAGGGGGCTTAAACCCCCCGGAGGGCAACCTCTTACCGGTTCAAGTCCGGTCTCGGGTACCATTATTTATGGTATAATATAATCTAAACTAATCACAAAGGAAACATTATGAACGACGTACTATTTGATCCACCATCACCAACACCGCAACCTAAGAAGAACTTTGAAATTAATCCTAAGTTTGCACTCGCATTCTTCTTTGCTGCAATCGCAATTCTTATTGTGGTATTGGCTATTCCTGGGGATAAAAAAGAAACAGTTACAACTACTCCAGCTCCAGTTCAAACTTATGCACCTGCTCCTGCAGTTAATAAGTATGACTCATATTTGGAGCACGTATATAATAACTCAGGTCAAGCTAACACCATGACAAAAGCTAAGCTTATTGAATATGGCGACATTATTTGCGAAGCATTAGATAATGGCCGAAGCATTGCTTGGATTACTAGCTACCTTTCAACTTATTCCGAAGGTCAGTCAGATGTAGAGCTTTATGCCTCTATCATCTATGGCTCAATCACATACATCTGTGATGAGTATAAAGGTGATCTTAACCTTTATCTTAATAACTAATTATGAAAAGAAAATTTAAAGCTTTTCTTCAAGGCTTTGACTATGGAGTAAAGCACTATCTCACTATAGAAGATCGTCATTTTCATTCATATCCAGACGCTAACTGGCATGAAAAAGACATCAATAAGATTTATCGTAAAGGCATTTATGCTGCTCGCAGATACATGCATTATCGATATGAAATATTGACTCTTACTGTTTTAATCTTTACATCTCTACTATTCATGTTTACTTGGTAATTATGCCCACTGTTCATAACAAATATAAATCTACTGCTCCCGCAGATGCCGTATATATTGGCAGACCTACTAAATGGGGTAACCCATTTGTAATAGGAACTCATGGCACTCGGGAACAAGTAGTTCAAAAGTATAGAGATTATATTTTATCTAATCAATCTCTTCTATCTCAAATAGAAGAACTCCGTGGCAAAGACGTTGTATGCTTTTGTGCGCCGCAACAATGCCATGGAGATATTTTAATTGAATTAGCTAATCAATAAATCTTTCCCAGATAGCTCAGTTGGCAGAGCTACGGACTGTTAATCCGTTGGTCGTAGGTTCGAGCCCTACTCTGGGAGCTATGGCTAAAATTAATATGGATCATCTAATTGGTAGAAAGGTTCAACTTATTTATACCAATGATGAATATACTAAGCTTGTTCCTGGAGATACAGGTACCGTATCTCTTATAGATGATACCGGTACAGTATTCGTTAACTGGGATAATGGATCTAGATTAGGTCTTATTCCCGGTGTTGATAAATGGAGATACCTTTTTGATTAAGCGTATTATAATATTATTTTCTATTATTACCTCTACTCTTGTTTATTCAGATAATGCAATAGCATTACAATATACTATTGATGTACAGCCCGCTACCACTAGAGTTAAATATAAATTTACTCTTACCAATACTGACACTAGAATTGGTGTATCAATACCTTATAACAATAACTATCAAGGTCAAGATTCTTACGTTGTAGTTATTGATACTGGAGTTCAAGTTGATCACCCATTTCTTCAGGGTAGAGTAGCTTTAGAAGCTTGCTTTGCTACCAGTTGCCCCAATAGACAATCCAGTATGGTTGGTCCTGGTGCAGCTGCCCCTGTTCATTGGCATGGTACTCATGTTGCTGGAATCATAGCCGGAAGCAATTCATCTATGCATGGTGTTGCCCCTAAGGCAAATATCATTGCAGTCAATGTCTTTGATCCAGATGGTGCTTCCTATGATGACTCTATCATTAGGGCTCTTCAATGGGTAAGCTCTATAGCTTCATCTTATAATATTGCAGCAGTAAATATGTCTCTTGGTTCTCAGATGGTATTTACTTCTAGCTGCAATTCCTTTATTCCAGAGATGACATCTATTATTGCTGAACTCAAAACTAAAGATATTGCTACAGTCGTTTCCGCAGGAAACGGTTACTCTTATGGAATGAGCAGTCCTGCTTGTATTACCGATACAGTTAGCGTAGCTGCTACTTATTACTTTGCAGATGAAGTCACTCCATTTTCTAATGTTAGTGAACTTACAACTTTATCTGCTCCTGGTTATGTAGTCAGCTCATCTGCTACAGGATCTACTTACAGAACTGCTTCAGGAACATCTATGTCTGCTCCAACTGTAGCTGGTTCTTTTGCTGTATACAGATCTAAGTTTGGTAGGCAATCTGTTAATTCTGTTGTCTCTAACTTTAGATCTACTGCTGTAAATGCTATTGATAAATCTACCAATATCAATACTAAAAGAATTGATTTAAGATCTTTATTTACTACAGATCAGACAACAACAACCACCACCACCACTACATCCACTACTACAACTACTACTACCACTCTCCCTATTATTACAACAACAACAATTCCAACTACTACTTCTACTACATCAACTTCTACTACTACAACTACCATAGATGAAGATGATGATTATCCAGAAGATACTTTAAATATTCCCTACATTGTTTCTTTGAAGAAACATAATTCAACTCATGTATATATATCTTTTGTATATAGACATAACTCTTTACCTGTAAATAGATATTCTTTACAGTGCAGTTATACTAACAATACTTCTGTAACTAAAATTATTTTTAATGCTCAGAATGATTATAATAAATTTTACATTAGATTAAATAACAATAGACTGAGTAAATGCAGAATAGCAGCTATTTCAATGAATACTGTAGGAATATACTCTAAATATCTTAAGGTTAGGTAATAACGATGGATTCACCTCTTCACTCTAATCATAAGCTTGATATAATTGCGCATACTCTTACTCGCTCTGGCATAACTATTTGGAAGGGTATTCCTGAACAGATTGTTAAAGATCTCCACACTGCAGGATATAAGATTAAAAAGCGTAAGGGTTTTAAACACGTTGCTCAACAATTAGATCCTCGCAGAGTTCCTAAAGCTAAGCTAGAATCACAACACGAAAAGAATGACGAGATTTATTTATAATGTTAATATATGTAATTACAGCTATCGGTGCACTATGGGGTATACTCACCCTTATTGGTATTCGTGAAGAAGACAAAGAGATTCAGGAATTACTTGAATCTGCACGTAATGCAACTCGTAAATCACACGGATCTGAATAATATGGAAATGTTTTTTATTATTATTGCTGCTTTTGGAACTTACACTTTATGTGAATGGATTAAAACCAAATAACAATAAGCGCCTTTAGCTCAGTTGGTAGAGCAGTAGACTTTTAATCTATTGGTCCCGGGTTCGAGCCCCGGAGGGCGTACTATGACAACATATAATGTTACAGTAGCTATTGGTAAAACTTACATTTCAGAATCAATTACTGTTGATACAGATCTTTCTCCAGAAGACGAAATCAACTTTGCTGAAAATTCTCTTTTAGATAAATGGACTGATTTATTTAAATGCGATATTGTCGAACTCGCAGATGAAGTAACTTCTTTCACCGTTAAGGATACCGATGAACAATGAACTAAACACAATCAATGAACTCCATATTGGAGATATCGTTGGAACAACCAATCGTATGGTTATTGCGTTAACTAAAAGATCTGAAAGAATCCCTGGAGATTCATACGCTACTTGGGTAGCTATTTGTTATAAAGATCAAGAGCGTGACCCATACGTAGTATGGACTGTTATTGCTCGTCCTGAAGGTTTTGCAGCTGAGAATGGAGACTATTGCTCTACATTCCAACAAGCAGTTACTATGTATAAAAAACGTGGAGGAGAAGCATAATGTCATTAGATCCTAAATCAAATGCCGTTCAACTTGTAGATAAAGCAATCAAAGATATCTCTGGTCAACAGTTAGTTTCAACTAGTGAAATGACTGATTTACTTTTAGATATTCGTCTTTACCTTTTAACTATTGAAGAGTCAACTCCTTCATATGAAAGCTAAGCTTTTATTGGAAGTAGTAGTTGATATTCAAGAAGGTTTATCTAAACCTGATTCTATAAAGATAATTACTCAGGACTTACATGATCGTCTACATACGAACGGTTATGACCCACTTAATACAATTCAATATGATGACTGTTTCATAAGACTATATGTTCCTAATTCATCTTATATTAAACACAACGAGGATAATTCTTAATTATGAAAGTAAAAATTATTACAGAGATTGAAGCTTCCATTCCTGGAGAGTTTCAAAACGACGCAGAAGCTGTTGCTTTATTGCGGGATGAATTGAATGAACTATTAGATATTGGCGCTGAATACGATAAGTATGATCAGCCAACTGTAATGTTTACAACATTAAACATTACTCAGTACATTCCCGGAGCAGGAAAGTTATAACTATGATTAATCCAGATTATGGCGTATCTTACACCGCTGTACAAGATACTCAAACTGTTTTAAAAGCAGAAGAGTATGCACAAAAATTCTTAACTCAACACATTTCTGACCCTAATTATACTCATGAACTTTCTGCTGCACAACTTTGGGCAGTTAAAAAAGATGATACTTTTCATTTTCTAACTGCGCATCCAGATGTTTATGACCTTTTAGAAACTAACTTTGATCTTTCTCCATATAACGGAGTCATTATCCATACTACTGGATGGGCTGCTCCTCTTGATGAAAATGGAGAACCAGAAGGTGCACCAAGTAAGCACTCTCTACGTCGTAGAGTTGCACTTGCTGCCTGCGTCACTTCTTCTTCAGTCGGTAGTGCTCTGTCATTTGCAGATGATTCAGAAATGATTCTAGACCCTGGCTCTGCTACTGGCTCACTTGCTGAAGCCCTTTTAGGCTTTTGGGAAAAGAACTCTTTAGGACTTTAATTAAAATTATTGATTAATGTTTTACTGAGATAAACAATCAGTACGGGAGTTAACAGTCCCCTATAAGCGTGTTACCAATCTATCTGTCCCAGACCAGATAGGCGCAACTGTTAATTCTAAATACTGGGAGTTGACAGTCCCCATAAGCAAACATAACCGAGGTGTGACACGGCAAATGACGCACCATTTGCAACTGTTATACGGGCCTATAGCTCAGCTGGTTAGAGCATCGGACTCATAATCCGCCGGTCGCAGGTTCAAGTCCTGCTGGGCCCACTATGATTAACTTATTATTTGATATTCTATATTTGTTTTATATTGCTATAACTCAATCTGCTTTTATGCAGGTCTTCACTATTTTAGTTTTTTATATCTTATCTAAATTTTATTATACTCCTAGAAAGAATTGGTATTACCCAGAGGATAACGATGCCTAGATATAATTTAAATCATCAAGATGTAGAAACCTTGGTTTCTGGATTATTTCATCTTTCTTTAAATGCTGAATCAACTAAAGAACACACTAGAATTACCAATCTTAGAGATAGGCTTTTAAATAAATTAAACTCTGAAGACTCCAACCCAGATGATCTTGACGTTTGGGATGCTTTTAAGTAGGAAGCAAAAATGCCATATATTAAACCAGAACTCCGTTCTTCTATACTCTTAGACCCTGAATCTATATCTAATGCCGGCGAACTCAACTATTACATTAGCACTCTTGTAAATCATTTCATTAATGAAAAAGGTAAATCTTACGCTGTTGTTAATGAAGTAATTGGTGCATTAGAATGTGCTAAATTAGAATTGTATCGTCGCATTATTGCACCATATGAAGATATTAAAATACAAGAAAACGGAGACGTTTACTCAGTATGACTACAGCTGGAGTTAGAAAGCAGCCTGGTGTTGTTAACATTCAGGCACTTCAGGGATATGATCATCCCGCTAAACTTGAACGTATTGTAAGAAAACAAAAATTAGTACCTGTAAGATTTTGTTCCCATCAGGATTGTGCAGTTAAGTTATCTGTTTATAATACAGGCACTTACTGCTCACAACACGAAAGAGGAACAATTCCTACTGTTAAACTTATCTAAGGATTTATTATGGGAATGGATGTCTACGGAAGAAAACCAAAAACCAAACAAGGTGAATACTTCCGTGCTAATGTTTGGTATTGGCACCCTTTATGGCAGTACTGTGAAGTTAAACATCCTACCATAGCTAATGAGAATAAAGTTCCTTATGCTCATTCTAATGATGGTTCTGGATTAAATTCTATTGATGCAACAACTTTAGGAAGACTTATTCTTAAAGACATTGAAAATGGTCAGGCTCAAAAATATATTGATGAACGTAATGAATATCTAAATTCTATTCCTTTAGAAGATTGTATTTATTGTGAAACTACTGGCGTTCGTCAATGGGACGACGGAGAAAAGATTTGCAATGGTTGCAATGGTTCTGGTAAGACTGAATCATTTCAAAAACACTATCATCTTAACATTGATGTTTTAAAAGAGTTTGCTGACTTTTTAATTAATTCAGGTGGATTTAATATATGGTAGAACGTAGATCTATTGAATATCCTCCAATTCAACGCAGACAAGAAATACTAAATCAGTATTACAGAAATCTTGAAGTGATGGATTACATAGATGCACATGTTGCATACGAACATGCTATGCATAGATTATATGTAATATACAATCCCTGGTTAGCAAGAACTCCTGATGGTCGTCCACGTAGGACTAGAACCAGAGAAAGTTTTATGCCTAAAACTGATAAGTTTGGTATGCCTTTAGCTTTATCTAAAATGACGGATGAGGAGATTGAAAATTATGTTAATAACAATTAGGTCTCATTCTGGAGAAGTTTTAGAATATGATTCTATAGATACTGCTATTCAATCATTTATTACAGATGATGGATATAGACTTAGCTTTTTTATGAATGATGGTACTGAGTTACATATTCGCAAAGCAGAATATACTCAGGATCATCCAGCTACAAATGATAAAAATCATTTTATGCATAATTATATTTCTAGAGTGTTTGATGCTGAAGCCAGAGTGACATTAATTCTTCCTCAGCAGAAAGATGCAGAGATTATAAATCTCTTTGATTAAGGTTTAACCAGTAGCGTGTACGAAAAACTATTTGGATTTCGGAACGGATATTAATAACTACACCAAGCACGTGGGCCTATATTCCTCGTAGTTACTACTGGTTAATTAATTTGGTAGTGTCACTTTTCTTAAGTCGTCTGCAAGTGACACTACCTTTAGTTTGATGGCGTGAGCTAACGAAGGGACGCGGGATGCTCCGCCATCAATTGATTTAATAGCAGCTAGCAGATTAGATAAACTTACTACGCCGATAAGGCAGAAATAAGCCAGTCGAATCGCTAACGGCAAAGCAATGATGCTAGTAGTCCCCATATTGACTCCATTGCCTGCTATTAATTTTTTATAAGGAAAGAATGTTAGTTAATATTAAACCCTCTTCTTCAACTCATCTTGTTTTAAAATATCTTAAGATGAAGAAAGATTGTTTAGTAACCTCTAAGGATATCTATAATTTTTCTCCTATCAAATTCCAAAGACCGTCTAAAGTCGATAGATCTTTATCTATTTTGGTTAGAATGGGTTTTGCAATTCAGCTTCAAAACTGTTATACTATAACTCAATCAGGCGTACAAGCTTTGTATGAAATTGTTAAACAACAACCAATTAAGGAAAATCTGTAATGATTCTAGACTTTCGAATATGTAGGGATACATCTCCGCTAACTCAAGCGGGCGTATCCCCTCACTCTTATAAAGTGTAGAAAGGGTAGCTGGTGGCACGCGGGTTCAAATCCCGTCGCCCGCACAATATGAACATTGAACAAATCTTCCAAGAAGAATTACAATCCTATAATAATATTCAATCTAATTTAGATTCATTAGTATTAGAATTTAAAGATACTTATGCTAAGTATGAAGATATAAAGAATACCTTTAGGTCTACTGTTTCTTCTCGTACTTTTTCTCATAAAGATTTAACTACTCTTTTAGAAAAGCATATTGCTGTTGTTACTCAGATTAATGACATTAATAGATCTATTGCTGATGTTTTTAAGTTAATTCAAAATCGCATAGATACAGAAGGTTCCAATTGAGACTTACTCCAAAGACAGAAGATTGGCGTGCAGACGCAGCTTGTTTCCAAGAAGATCCTAATATATTCTTTCCACTAAAAACTACTTATCAATCTGTTCAGGCAGCTTTTGCATTTTGTAAAACTTGTCCTGTTAAAATAGATTGTCTTCATTTGTCTGTAGTTTATGGTTATGAAGGTATATGGGGTCACTCTACTTTTGGTCAGAGACTTCATGTTTTAAAAGAACATTTTAATAACGATAATACTAACTTTACAATACAGGACGCTAAAAGAATGTATGCTGAAATAAATAATGTTTCAGTTAAGATTCGTCCAAATAGACGCAGAAAAAAAGAGTCTTAATTACAAATAGGATATAATATGACAACTCAGCCATACAGAAATGATGATGATGATCTCTTTGATTATGATCCATCTAAAGAACAAACTTCAAACTATAGTCAAGACTATTTAACTTCTTCTACACAAAATAATAACTCTAAAGATAATTCTCTTCTTGATGATATCTATCGTCAGATGGATAATCTAGTTCATTCTGATGGAGAGGAAGCTGTCAATGAATTCCGGATTCGTCTTTCTGATTCATTAAATGAAGCTTACTCTCAGTACTTATCTAAGTCTTCTGTAGTCTCTCATGTTCAGGCTGTTACAATTACTTTAGATGAAGTCACTAATGGTAGATTTTCTGAACTTTATCTTCTCAAAAATCTTGAACAAAATATTTTTCGTAGAATAAATATACACTTTTTATTGAACGCTATCATTGATGATGGTGGCGAAAACAATATTAGTTTTAAAGATTTCTTGGCTAAAGTAAATATATCTATTTCTGATGATTTTATTCCTGTTTACTTTTTGACTTTACTAAATATTTCTAGTCATACATTAGATCTTGAAAGAGCTATGTATATGGATCTTTCTCAGAGACTAGGTATTACTCCTAATCCTTTAGCTATTCATTCTGATCCAACACCAAAAGAAATTTCTAATGCAGTACCACTTACTGCTAGTCAGTTTAGAGATTCTATTTATAATTCTGTTTATGAAAAGATTTCTTCTACTCAGGAATACACTGATTCTATAAAGAATATTTTTGTTGCAGACAGCGTTATAAAAATATCTAAGATATGAAAAATAAACTTACAGAGTTTATAATTCTGTCTGGTACAGTTCTTGCATTAGCAGCTATAAACTATAGTATTATTCATACTCCTTTTATATTTATAGTTCTTTTGATTATGTTAGTACATGAGTTCGGTCACTATTTTGCTGCTAAGTTTCAAAATGGAGATCCTCAACTTCCATATTTCATACCTATTCCTTTTGTACCTATAGGTATTACAAGAGTTAGAAGAATGAAGTTTCTTTCTTTTAAATCAAAAAAAAATATAGTTCTATTTGGTCCCATTCTTGCATCTTTTACTTCTTTTATTCTTTATCTTTTTTCTTTATCTTTTTATCCACATTACTCTCTCTCTCTTTTACTTTTAACAATTGGCGAACTTCTTTTTAACTTTATTGGTTTTGACGGTAAAAAGTATAGACATTATTCTAAGCAGGAAAAAGTATCATGCATTTAATCATAGCTCCGTTTCTATGTACAGGTTTGTTTCTAAAGTTATATAATAATTCAAAAAAGAACCTTTTAAATCAAAAGGCTTCTAATCAAAAACCCATACATTATAATTCATTTTTTCATAATTTTAACACGGGAAAAGAAACTCAATGCACAACAAAGAACAAGAACAAAGAGAGCTTATGCATCGATTAAACAATTATTTAGATGATTGTTGTTTAGATGTACAAGGGTTCTCTAATCCTGGCATGTCTTCTATTGCAGAAACACAGTTAGCTCGGATCTTAACCAAAATTGCGATAGGGTCTGCGACAGTCTGGTGGTCACTGCTTGAGCTCAAAGACTTCGTCAATATACGAAAGACTTTAAAGGAATAAATATGACCGACTCTGACGGAATTAAATCTTTTAGATTTTCTTTTGATATGGCTTCTAAAAGCAAGTCAAACATTCAGAACGAAGTTCAAAATTTAAAAGATAGAATTGATAAGATTATCGATCACTTTACAGTGAATGATATGCCCATTCTTAGACTCATACTAAATGTTACTGAAGAACATGATGACTTGAAAAAATTATCTAAAGCCCTAGATCGCTTGGCTGATTTGACTGGTCACTACAATAGTTTAGTAAGAAAACTAAATGTTATAGAACAAGCTGAATCAGATCCAAATTGGTTTGCTTTGGCTTTTGGCGATTTTCAACAGGATGTTGAAGACGGCATAAATAAATTTTTTACAACAGACAATTAATATAATATAGAGGAAATATGTCTACCGATAAAGTAACTTATACTTTTGTTAAAGAGGAAGGCAATATTTTATTTCGGTCTAAAGTAAATTCATTTAACTTAGACCACGTAACAGATAAGAATATTGTATCTTTCTATCAGAACTTTTCAAACTATGCTGCCATGGACACTGGTTTACTACCTGTCGATGGTACTGGTTTGTTGGCCATAAGATCAGCTGGCAATCACACTCAAGTAGCATATCAGTATAAGCCTGGTATGTACTACGTTAACTGGGGTGCTTCAGAAGGTGATCCTAACGCAGTAAGTTACTTGGTCGCTCAGCCATATAGAATTGTTATTATTGATTTTGTTGATAATAATTTACTTGGTGCTAGAACATTTTATTCTCCTATTCCAGCTACTCATCCAGGTATTCAGCTTTACCATGTAAACCTCCCTAACATTAACTGTAGAGGTTATCGTGGAAATGGTGTTGGTTGGATTTGTTTGTATCATAATCAAGATTGGTCTAAGATGCCGTTTAATGAACGGTTGGCTAGAGCTCTTGAACGTTGTTCTGGCATTGAAGTTTACAACGATGCAAACATGTCTGAAACAGATGGACCTCGTTTCTATGCTTCTAAGTCTAAGCCTTCTTATATTACTAATCCTCGTGAGTGGGAAGATAAATCTCAAGCCGAAGGATTTGAGTGGACCATTGATGAAAATCTTTGGATACCAATTATGGTCAAGAGTAGAGACGAACAAGGTCAGCACTACGATGGAGAAGGTTCAGTTCCACTGACACTTGGCGATGCTATTGTAGGTAAGTACAACGCATACTATAATGATTCATATCATCCAAAGCCTATTAATGCACTGACTAATCCTGATCTTGAACTTGATCCTAAGACAGTTACTTCTTGGTTTGTTAAGTCTTATAATGATTCTTCTACATCATTTGTTGGTATTGATCCATTTTTACAGTCTCAACAGACTAGACAAAATATAGCTAATACTCAGCTTACTCCTCAGAGTTTAAAAACTTCTTCTGATGTTCCTGATAGTGAAAACACTGTACAATGTACTTCTTGTGAAGATCTTTATGATGAAGATGATGTAGTGGAACATTCAGATGAATACTGGTGTACTGATTGTTTCAATGAAACATTTGTTCATTGTGAAAATACTGATGAGTACTTACATCAAAGTGATGATAACCTTTATTATAATGAGCACGATTCAGAATATTATGACCTCGGTGGCTTTAAGAACTACAGCACCTGTTCAAACTGTAGTGCTTTACATTACGTAAGTCATACTGACTTTATTCTCTATCATTCAAAAACATCTCATTGGGATCCTAATATTTGGATGGTTCAAGCTGAAGATGGTACTAAGATTGAACTCTGTTCAGAATGTATAGCTGATGAAGATATAGCAGGTGTTTCTACTATGAATTGTGAAACTTGTTCTTGTACCATTCCTCAGTCTTCTATTAATCATTCTTTCTCTATACCTACTTTGGCTGACGAATACAATATTATTGGTTCTAATAATATTTGTTCTACCTGTTCCTCTAAACAGTATTCTAAGAAGATGTCCATTACTGGTACAGCTTTTTATGAGTACGATATAGTTAAAGTTTTAAATCCTAAATCTTATATCGTAGATGAATCTAATTTTTCTGCAGCTTATATTGCTATAACAGATTATATGAAATCTAACGATATGGATATACATGATCAGTATTATGTTCAAATTACTGATGCTCCATCAGTAGCATGTGATCTTGTACCCGCTTGGGAAATACAAGATCAGTATAATAATGATGATTCTTTTAATCCTCCTATTACACCAAATGGCGATGGCTATTATAGATTAATCAAAACATCGGTGTCTTCTGCACTTGACGATAACCTTCAACATAATGGAGTGTTATTCGGTAAGCTTATAGAAAATCACGCTGTCACACTTACACCATACAATGAACCATTCTAAGGAAACATATGTCACAAGATAATATAACATTGGACGACTTGAATTATTTTTGGATGCCTAACGGTGCTCCATGCTTTATTGCAGATAATGATTCTATATTTGAAATAGTTGAATCTATTGGTTTTGGTATTTATTATTTGTTTAGCAATGAACAAAAAATAACAACAAGCACTGCAACCAGCTACAAGCCTACTACTCCTGGGGCTGTAACATCCACACCTACCACTACTACAACTCAAACTATTAAGAATACTCCTAAATTGTTTAAAGTTGTTTCTAACTTTGTTGGTAGAAGTGTTACCATTTCTGAAGATCCGCTTCCTGATAATTTTGTTCCACTTGAAGAAAGCTGCGAATACGCACTTCCTTTTATTCCATATTCTATGGTTGAAAAGCTTGATCAATTCTTTAGACTTGTTCACGCTAAGCATGGCACCGAGTCAATCGTATTACTTACTTTTGATCAGACCAAAGAAGGCTCTGATGGTTGGGGCATCTTAGTCCCAAGTCAAGTGAATACAGCTGCACATTGTCACTATGATGCCGAAAGCATTTTGGACATTAAACCAGAAGATGCTATTATTGTTGGTTCTGTTCACAGCCATCCTGATATGCCAGCTTATGCTTCTGGTACTGACCATGCGGACCAGGCTGATTTTGATGGTATCCATATTACTTTTGGATGGCAGAAATCAGTAAACAATGGAGCAACCCAGTATCATATGGAGCTTCAGATGTCTGGAAAGAATTATAAACTCGATCCAGAAGATGTTTTTGAAAGTTTTACTATTGACAAGGACCCTGATCCAGAAGTTGTACAATGGAGTGAACAAGTAAAAAAAGCATTCCCCCCAGTACAGGGGGGACATACGGCACATACTCCAGCTACCGATCAAACAGCGTATCAGATGACAAATGGTACGGCGGATACAACGCTTGGCTTTAGAAATTCTTTCTACAAAGAAAACATTACTCTACTTCATGTAGAACCAGACGCTGTTGTCATAGCTGAAGTATATCAGCAAAGTGACGGCACTGCCGTATGTCCTTCTTGTAATTTCGATCTTGATTCTGCAGACTTCTATAGTGGATATTGTCAGATCTGTGATATACCTATTGCACTTGAATCTACGTCAATTAACATGATAGGTTCTGCTGTTCAGAAATATCGCAAAGTTCGCAATCTTCCAACAGACACAAATGTTTATCTTTGGGCTAGAGATAATCAGGGTGAAGAGTTCTTGATAAATATTAATATGGACAAAGCTTTATCTGGAACTTTTTATGAAGACGATGATTTTGATAAAGGTAAAATACCAGTAAATCACACTGGTTATGATGATACTTATCCTTTAGAAGATAATTATGATTTTGATCCTAATAGACTTGTATGCTGTGGTGAACTAGCTCAAGAATATGTTGATCGTTGTATGTGCCCTACAACAATATTCTACACAGACTTTAAAGCCTTTGATGAAGAAACAACTAGAGTCAGTCTTTACGAAGCTGGATCTAAATGCCAAGAGTGCCTGCACTATTGGACACCTCAGTGTCCTGGATTAAAATCTATGATAGGCGAGTATATTGATTCTGGCTATGATTCTAAGATTATTGAAACTATGGTTCAAATGTCCAGCTGTGATGAATACGTTCCGTATGAATCCATAAGTTCGGATTATTTGTATGAGAACGAAAGATATTATAACTAATGACTACAGAGACTAAAAGATTTGTACTGGTTGGCGCTGGCGGAATTGGAAACTGGCTTGCAGCTGGTTTAGTTAGACTTCTTGAATGGAAGTTTCCTGGTTCTGGTTTAATTATTGTCGATGGCGATAATTATGAAGAAAAGAATCGGGAACGTCAAGAGTTTACTAAGATTGGAAATAAAGCAGTAGTCAAGGCTCATGAACTGATTCCTCAGTTCCCCAACACTGTTATTATTCCACTCGCTAAGTGGGTTGTATCTGACGATTTTTCTGGAGTTTCTTCTGATGAAGATGCTCCAAAAATTCCAGCATCTCAACTTATTAATGAAAACGATGTTGTCTTTGCAGTAGTTGATAACTTTGCTGCTCGTAAAATTATCTTTGATGCTGCATCTAAACTTAACAACGTTGATGTTTTTACCGGTGGTAATGATGATGAACTCTTCGGATCAATCTATCATTATCAGCGTCGTGAAGGAAAGGATGTTACTGAACATCCAGTTCACTTCCACCCAGAGTATGATAATCCACCAGACAAAAATCCCGGTGAACTATCATGTCAAGAACGTTCTGAAATAGAAGGTGGCACTCAGCTACTAGCTACCAATATGGCTGTTGCAGCTTTTATTTTGGGACGTGTTCAGAAAACAATAGTGCTAGGTCAAAATCCCGACGAGACGGAGATATACTTTGACTTAGGTCTTGGCAAATCTGAACCGTATAACAGAACAGTATCTGAAAACAATCACTACACTACAGTATAAGGATAATCATGGAAACTAATATGAATTCATCTTCATCTGCTCAATCGAGCGGTATGGCTAATGTTCGCTTTGGTGTTTATAACCAGCCAAGCAACATCGGAGGAAAGAGCATCAAAGACGCTCGTGAGCAGTTCAGCAAACTGTGGGGAATTCCTACAGACGCAGTTGCTTACAAGGGTAAAGAAAAGCTCGACGAGAATTATGTTATTCAGCCAGGCGACAACGTGGAGTTCCACCGTCGTGCCGGCGAAAAGGGCTGAGCACCTGAATGACTAAGGTCGTGGGGGAGCATTACTCTATATAGGGTGTGCTCCCCCACACTAACAAAAAAAAATTTACAAAGGCACCAGCCTATATACGGAGTATTATAATGCTATTCAATTATTTAAAGTTGGGTTATCCATCTTTATGGCTTAAGACCAAAGAACCTTATCGATCAGTAGAGTCTGTTCTTAATTATGATTTTAGAACATATTTTACAATTACTCCGGATACAGGTTTTTCACAGTATATTGATGGTACTTGGAAATCTGTTCTCGTAGATATTCCATTGCCAGAGGGTGGAACTAAATTATCAGTTATCTATGATGTTAGTGTTGCATGGCACTGGTTGACAACAAATAAATTTGATAATCCAATTACTTTCATAGTTTCTATTTTGGGTAAGCCTGATCAGATTATTCCAGTCTATGCCCCCATTGCTTCTTCTCTAAACGCTAAGTACAGAGATGTATTTTGGTCTGATAATATAGATAGTTCTTTAATTCAACTTCTTTTTGTTTCTTCTTTTGATGCTCCAGAAGAATTTGCCGGCTTGTTTAAGCATGTTGAATTTTCTATACCTGATTCAAAAGAATTATCAACCATTGTTTCTCATATATCTGATTCTTCTGATGGAAGATTTGTTCAGGAAGATGAAGTTAAAGATATAGTTCGTGCAGGCATTGGTCTTACTGAGTCTGACTTTATAGATCTTTGTCTTCAATCAATTGTTACTTCTAATAAAATAGATCATAAGTTTATTTATGATTCTAAGATGAAGCACATCAAGGATTCTGGTATCCTTGAAATTATTAAACCAAATATTACTTTTGATGATATTGGTGGTTTGGATAATATCAAAGACCTAATCAAGCGCACTGCTTTTCTTTGGCAGAATAAAGAACAAGCAAAAGAATTTGGTATTACACCAATTCGTAGAGTTCTGATGGTTGGTATTCCTGGTACTGGCAAGTCAGCAATCTGTCAAGCTACTGCAGCTGAACTTGGTCTTGACCTTGCACGCACTGGTGTAAGTCAAGTTATGAATTCTTTTATTGGTCAATCAGAGCAGAACATGCGAGCTGTTTTTCAACAGATTAAAATGATGACTCCGCTTTGTGTTTGGATTGACGAATTTGGTAGAGACATGTCTGGTGGTCAATCTTCTGGACATGTTGATGGTGGCACTACTGATCGTGTCCATGGTGAGTTTCTTACTGGCCTACAAGAGCTTCCTGAGGACACCTTCCTTATGTGTGCTGCCAATCAGCTTGATCACCTAAAGCCAGAAATGCTACGTGCTGATCGCTTTGATAAGATTGTCTTTGTTGGTATGCCTTCTTTTGAAGAGCGTATGGATATCTTTAGAATTTACCTTGAGCCAATTAAAACAGATCATAAGTTTAATTACGAAGCACTAGCTCGTGCAACAGAATGTTTTACTGGTGCAGAAATTTCTTCTCTTATTAAAGAAGTAAAATTCTATGTTGTCAGCTCTGACTTTAGAGCTATAACAACTGAAGACCTTGTTTCTTATGCTCCAATGATGCGTAATACTATTTGGAACAAACACAGAGACATGGTAAAATCAATGTATCAGTTTGCATTGGAACAATGGGATTGGGCTTCTTCTTCTCAGCTTGAAGAAGCTAAATTAGTTATTACCGGAAAAGCTGCAGTATCAGAACAAGTTTCATTTAAAATATAGGAGAATGTAATGTCAGAAGAGTTTCCAGACGTAGAAGATTTCATCGAAGCTTTTACCAATAGTTCAGAACCTAAAGTCACAACTGAAGAAAAACAGTATGATCAAGATCTTTATAAGAAGTGGTTCAGATCTAAAACACAAAGCGGATTTTTATCTATTAAGCCATGGTATCAAGGTCTTAAATTTAAGATTGATATTGGTAAGACATCTCCAGATGGCAAGCTATTAAGCAGCACAATGATATTCGTTGATGCAATAGACTTTGCTGCTTATCTTCAGTCTATTTCCAATGGTACTGGAGCAGTGAATTACCCTGCGAATGATAAGTCAGGCGTACCAACAGCAGAAGGTTTTGTATCTTATGGTGGTGGAATCATAGAATCCAAGCCTGTCTCTAGAATCTTTAAAGCACACTACTGGCAGAACTCAGATAATACATTTGATTCATCTGCTTTTGCTTGGAAGTGCGGTCACTTTGCTGCTAGAAAAACAGAGAGTGGAGCTTTCATTCCTGATATGAAGTCACCACTTTCTGTTGACTCTATTAAAGTAACTAGACAGGATGTACTAAGTATTTCTTATATGCTAAACTTATCATTAGTTTCTCATGTAACAAATAATTCAGATTGGTATAATATATGACAGATAAAGAAGTTGACTTTAAAGATATTCTAGAATCTATTTTAGTATCTATCAATGCTCAGACAAATATTAGGTTTTCTGAACTTGAAGAAAAAATAGAAAAAATAGAACAACAAATAGCAACTCTTACATTAGCATATGGCGAAACAGCAATATTCTTAGAAGCTCTTGTGGGCCAGCTTGCTTTTGCTTCAGATGATGCTCAAAAAAACTTTCATTCTACTTTATCTGAAAGTAGAAAATCTATGTTAGAGGTAATGCAGAGTGCAGCACAAGGATTCGTGGGTGACGATAGTCCAGTCGTTGGAGCAACCCTTAGCGACTTGGCTCAGCAAAAGCTTGCTGAGACAGATTAATCAGTTTGATTCTGTTTTATTTTTAGATAAAGCAAACTATCTGTTACTTAACGATTTACAATATTTAAATAAAATCTATCCTATTGTAAAAAGTTACTATCCTACAACTAGATCTTTATTCTTAGTTCAAACACATTTCTTAGAATTTATTAAAAATGATGAGATAGAACTATATTCAATTGAGGTAATGTAATGTTTAAATTTAGATTTGATTCTTCTGAAGAA